ACACTGGACGATCGACATCGCCGCGCACCGGCTGTGCGGCATCGACACCGGCTCCGGCAGGTTCGCGAATGCGGAAGGTTTCGACGATCTTGCCGAAGCGTTGGGGCGCAAGTTGCGCGAAGCCGACCCGAAACTGCGGGGCGCGTCGTGAGCCAGCATCTGCCGATCGCCGAGGCCAAGCAGCTGGTCGCGACCAGGGCGCTTGCCCCGCTGGCGCGGGCTTACGCCAGCCAACCGCGCGACCCGCTCAATTTCTACGCCCCGCAATGGCGCGAGCGACTGCGGAACGCGGAAGCCGAGGTGATCGAGACGCTGAGAGCGGCAGGCGCTCGGATCGATGTTTTCGAGGATGGGCGGGTGCGCATCCTCTTCGCGGGCGTCTGGGCAAGCTCCCGGCAGAGCCTGCGAAAGGCTCTCCAGCACTGGAAGATCAACGCGGAGGCGAAGCAATGAGCGAAGAACTGAAGATGGCGATCGTCGCGGTGCGTCGGCACGGGCTGGAGCCGTTCGAGAAGGTGGTGGCGGCGATGCCGCAAAGCCTCATTGGCCCGGCGTATGCTCGCTGGGTTCGAAGGCAGGCGCGTGTGACCGCTGAGGTATGTGAACGGCTCCGCAAGCAGGGCGCAACTATCGACGTCTCCCAGAAAGAGGTTCGGATCGTGTTCGGCGGGATCGAGGCTCGCTCTTACCTCGGTCTTTTGCAGGCGCTCGTAAACTGGCGCTCCAAAGCCGCCAAGCAAATGCGCGCCTACAATCGCGCGGACCTGAATGTCGCTGTGGTTGCTCCTGTCTTGGGCGATCCTGTGCGATGAACGACAACGGCCCCGCTACCGACGATGAGGAAGTGCGCCTGACCGGCGTGCTGACCGACATCGCGCGCGTGGCGGGGCGGGATGCGGCGATCGCGATCGCGCGCAAGTTCGGCGGGGTGCGGATGTATTTCCCGCTCAAGCCGTCGAAGGACAGCTGGCTGGCCAAGACGGTCGGCCAGGAGAAGGCGCAGGCGATCTGCGACGAGCTGACCGCCGGGCGCTGCGGCCTCGAATATGATCTGCCGCTGGGGGCCTTCGGGCACCAGGAGACTACGCGGGCGAAAGTGGACCGTCTGCTGGCCGAAGGGCGCACCCAGCGTGACATTGCGCTCGCCACGCGATACAGCGAACGCGGAGTGCGCAAGCGCGCCGCCATCCTGCGGGATCGCGACCCCGACCTCTTCGACGACTGACCACAGGAACGCGTTCCGGGTCCCGGCATAACGGGATTTGCCGCATCCGGGCGGCATGGCGACCGAAGACATCGACCCCAACAAGCCGATCGTGGTGAAGGCTTTCACCGACCGATACCTGCGCGCCTTCGCGCACCTTCTCGGCATCGAAGGCGGCTACGTGAACGACAAGGTCGATCGCGGCGGCGCGACCAAATACGGAATTTCGCTGCGGTTCCTCGCGACCGAAGGCAAGCTAGACGATGATGGCGACGGTTTCGCCGACTTCGATCTCGACATGGACGGCGACATCGACGGGGCGGACATCCGCGCCCTGACCATCCTCGACGCGAAGATCCTCTACAAGGAGTGCTTCTGGAACCGGCTCGACTGCGGGAGCTTCCCCGAGCCGATCGGCGAGATGCTGTTTGATCAGGCGGTCAATGGCGGGCTGAAGGCGGCGGCGAAGCTCCTTCAGCGGGCGCTCAATGCGATCACGCGCGAGAAGCGCTTCCGCACGATCCCGCTGAAGGTTGACGGCGCGATCGGCGATCTGACGCGCGACCGGCTGGACACCTACCTCGCCCGGTTCGGCGAGGAAGCGATCGTAGAGGCGTACCGCCAGGCGGTGAAAGATCGCTACCACGCGATCGTCCGCGCCAACCCAAGCCAGGCGAAGTTCCTCCGGGGCTGGCTCAACCGGGCCGATCGGCTCGGTCGATGAACGCGATCCCAATCCTAAGCGGCCTCTTAGGCGTCGGTAAATGGCTGCTCAGCGGCCTCTGGAAACTGCTCGGCAAGTTGCTTGACTGGCTGCTGGCGGACTTTCGCCATGTGGCAATCTTCGTGCTGGGGATCGCCGCCGTCTGGCCGCAGCTGGTCACTATCCCTGGCCTGAAGGCAGACGCGAGGATCGAAACCGCCCGCGCCGATCGCGAGGCGGAGAACGCCGACGCCTGGATGGCCTGGGGCGAGGAGTGGAAGCAAGGTTACAGCGACTTCGTCCAGCTGGTGATGGCCGCGCAGATCGCTGCCGCCGAAGCCGACCGCGCCAATATCGCGCGGGTCGAGGCGGAGTTTGCCGCCATCAACGAAAGGACCGCCGATGATTACGAAGCCCGGCTTGCTGGCAGCGCTGCTGCTGCTGAGCGCCTGCGCGACCGCCTCGCCCGAGCCGAAGCCGACGCTGCCCTCGCGGGTGGAAGTGGCGGCGGTGACGCGGGAGAGCCCGTCGATCTCACCGCCCGATGCCAGGCTTTTGGAGCCGCCGACTGTGACGGACTTCTACGGCAGCTTCCGTGGGTCCTCGCCGAAGCCCAGGCCAACACCGACAAGCTCGTCCCCCTCCAGCGGTGGGTCGCCAGCTCCGCGCTGATCGACTTCTCCGGCAACGCGGAGGAGCCCGCGCAGTGAGCGAGCCGCTGAGCTTCCCGCAGTTCCTGCTCGGCTGGGTGCCCGCGCTGGCCGCGAGCAGCGTGGTGCCCGACGCCGCGCCGCCGCTGGCCGATGCGATGCTGGTGGTGATCGGCGGGGTGCCGGTGCCGCTGGTGACATGTGCTCTGGGCCTGCTGGGCGTGCTGATGGCGCGCCCGCTCGCCCGCAAGAGCGAGAGCGCCCTGAGCTGGCCGCTGTTCGCGCTGGTCAGCGCGATCATGCTGATCTTGGTCGAGCTGTGGATCATCGAGAGCCGCCCCGGCTGGCTGTTCGCGTTCGTGATCGCGCTGGGCCTCGGCTTCTCTGGCTATTCGCTGATCGAGCTTCTGGGGGACCAGATGCGCGACTTCATCAAGGACATCGTGGGCAAGGCGCGTGGTGCGATCGGCCTGGGCAAAGACGGAACGGACACATGATCGGCCCCTATCTCGAACTCCTGATCATCGCGATCATCATCGGCGGCATCGTGTTCCTGGTCTGGAGGGGCGGTGCGGCAAACCCGGTGGGAACGGGCAAGCTGCTGCACGATGTCAGCAGCATGCGGCAAGAGCATATCGCCCACGGGCGGAGGCTGAAGAAGCTGGAGCAGGCGGCGGCGTCGGCGGAGGATGTCGATCTGCTGCGCGCTGCCTTCGAAAGGCAGCAAGGCCGGGTCGAAGCGATCGAGCGCGAGGTTGCTGAGGTGGCGCAGATCGCAAGGTCCACTGCCGAGAGCGTGCGGGCGATCGATTCTCGGCAGGACGTGATGGCGACAGACCTCGCCGCCGCGCGGGCCGACATCAGCAACTCGGCGCAGCAGATCGGGCTGATCTATCAGGTGATCGTGCCGAAGGGGATGCAGGGATGAGCTTCAAGAACGACCTCGCCGAAGCCATCGCCGCAGAGGCGCGGCTGCGCATTCTCCAGCAGCTGGCCGAGCAGAATGACGGGCAGCTCTCGATCGTGATGCTCAAGCGCGTGCTCGACAGTTTCGGGTATCGCCGCGATCGCGACTGGATCGAGACCCAGCTGCGCAAGCTGGAGGCGGTCGGCGCGGTCGAGCTGTTCGCACCGGGCGGCACGATGGTCGCCCGCATCGCGCGCGCCGGTCGCGACCATATCGAAGAGCGCAGCGTGCTGGGCGGCGTGGCGCGACCGAGCGAAGCCGAATGACCGGGCGCGCCCGCCAGGGTCGCGGTCGGCTATCGTCGATTGACCTGCTGCCCGATGTCGCCGAGGAGGCGATCGTCTGGGCGCTGGAGCAGCTGCGCGAGCGCAAGCTGCCGCAAAACGTGATCCACGCCGAGTTCAACGAGAAGTTGCTCGACCTCAATGCCGAGCACGATCTCGACCCGCCGATCGAGCCGATCAGCAAGAGCGCCTTCAACCGCTATTCGGTGCGCAAGGCGATGATCTTCCGCAAGCTGGACGAGGCGCAGACGATCGGCGCGGAGCTGGTTCATTCGATGGACCCGAAGACGCCCGACGATGTGACCATCGCGGTGTCCGAGCTGATCAAGGCGGCGGCGTTCGAAATCCTCGAAACCAAGACGCCCGATCCCAAGGGTCTGATGGAGCTGAGCCGCGCGGTCTCCGGCGCGGTCGGCGCGCAGAAGGCGAGCGCGGAATATCGCAACCGGCTGGAGCGTGAGGTGCAGGCCGCGAAAGCGGAGGCGGCGAAGAAGATCGGCGAGCTGGGCAAGAAGAAGGGCGTTTCGCCCGAGGCGATGGCGGCAATCAACGCGGCGCTTGGGGTGCAGCCGTGAGCTGCGACAGCCTACCGCATCGGACAGAAGTAGCCGCGCGCGTTGTGGTAGAACTGGTTCCTGCCGTTGCACCCTGGCGTCAGACGGCAGGGGGTCGCCTTGCCCCACAGATCGAAGTCGACGCCCTTCACTTCGGCAACCCGATCAAGATCGATCTCCCGGAAGGCGGCGTTGCAGGTGTCGCACCAGACCCGCGCGCGTACGCCATGTTCGATCATCAGGCCCACGGTCGCGACAGACGGCGGTCGGTTCACCAAAGGGGATCGCATCGCGCCCCATTGAAAACGGGCGAAGAACGAGTCAACGGCGATGCGGGCCTGCCGGTCGGGGCCAGCGCGAAAATCCGCCGCGCCTTCCCAGGGGCGAAGTGATGAAGCTACGCGGCAACGCCAAGGTCATCCCCGCCGATCCCAAGGCGATCTTCCTGCCGTTCCAGTCGCGCTGGATCGCGGATCGCTCGCGGATCAAGCTCTGCCAGAAGGGCCGCCAGCTCGGCTTCACCTGGGCGACGGCCTACGACAATGTTTCACAGACCGCCCTTGCCACTGCCACGGTCGACGAGTGGGTCAGCAGCCGCGACGATATTCAGGCGCAGCTCTTTCTGGAGGACTGCAAGTTCTGGGCAGGCAACATGCAGATCGCCGCCGACGATCTGGGCGAGCAGATCCTCGACAATGATGCGCGCCACACCGCGTTTACCCTGCGCTTCGACAATGGTCACAAGATCAACTCGATGTCGTCGAACCCGAACGCGCAGGCCGGTAAGCGCGGCGGGCGCACTCTGGACGAGTTCGCGCTGCATCCCGATCCGCGCAAGCTCTGGTCGATCGCCTATCCCGGCATCACCTGGGGCGGTTCGCTGAAGATCATCTCGACCCACCGGGGCAGCCACAACTTCTTCAATCAGCTGATCCGCGAGGTGAAGGAAAAGGGCAATCCAAAGGGGATCAGCCTGCACACGGTCACCTTGCAGGATGCGCTCGACCAGGGCTTCCTCTTCAAGCTGCAGCAGGCGCTGCCGGAGGAAGACGAGCGGATCGCGATGGACGAGGCCGCCTATTTCGACTTCATCCGCAAGGGCGCAGCCGACGAAGAGAGCTTCCAGCAGGAGTTCATGTGCAAGCCGGCAGACGATGATGCGGCCTTCCTCGAATACGGCCTGATCGGCGCGGCGGAATATGCCGAGGGCATCGCCTGGACGGTCACCGAAGGCGGCACGCTGTATGCCGGGATCGACATCGGGCGAAAGAACGACCTCACCGTCCTGTGGGTGGTCGAGAAGCTGGGCGACGTGTTCTACACCCGCCACGTCGAAGCGCTGCGCAACATGCCCAAGGGAGAGCAGGAGAAGGTGCTGTGGCCGTGGGTCGAGCGCGTGCTCGCTTCTGGTGGCCGCGTGGCGCAGGATTACACCGGGCTCGGCATCGGCTGGGGCGACGATGCGCAGGCGCGCTTCGGCAAATACCGCTACGAGAATGTCAGCTTCACCGCGCAGACCAAGGAAGCGCTGGCCTACCCGGTGCGCGGGGCGATGGAGGACAAGCGGCTGCGTATTCCCTACGACCCGGCCATCCGCGCCGATCTGCGCAGCGTGACCAAGTCCACCACCGCAGCGGGCAATATCCGCTTCACCGCCGAGCGCACGCCCGATGGCCACGCGGACCGCTTCTGGGCGCTGGCGCTGGCGATCCACGCGGCCAGCGGCGAAAGCGCTGCGCCCTGGCGACCGGTTCAACAGTTCGAGCAGCCTAGCAGGCCGCTCAACAGCTCCGACAAGCAGGCGCTCAAGTACGTTCTGAATACTGGGCAGAGCGTCACGATCGAACAGTTCGACGATGATCACGAGCCGATCGGGCCGATGTTGAGAGAGGTGCTGGTGCCCAAGTACATGGCACCGGGAGCGGACGGTCAGCTGAAGCTGACCGCCGACGGCCTACGAGAAACGGAAGAGCACTGGATACCGGCATGAAGCAAGGCACGCACAATCTCGGCAGGCATGACGACACGATCGTCTTTGCGCAGATCGACGAGACCGGGCGGGTGACGCTGGCCGATCCGGCCCGGCCCGACGCTCGCATCCGGCTGGCACCCGAACAGGTGAAAGCGCTGCGGGATCTGCTGAATGCGCAAATTCCCCTCACGCCCGCCCAGGCCCAAGCGCTGCTGGAGCTGCTGGCATGAACGCGCTGACCAAGGGAATCGCCGCGGGCTTCGGGCGGATGCTCGATTCGGTGCGCGAGATGCGCCATCCGGGGCAGGCCACGCTGTTCGCCTCGCTGCTGCGCCGCACGCGGTTCGATTATGCGAGCGAGGTGGGCGACGGGCTGGACGCGAGCGTCGTCACCGCGCCGGTGATGTGGATGCAGCGATCGATCCCCGAAGCCACGCTGGCGATGCGCGAGATCAAGGCGGATGGCGCTCACGAGGATCTGCACGATCACGAGCTGCTGGAGCTGATGCGCAGCCCCAACCCGTTCTACGGCGACATCGCGCTGTGGGGCGCGATCGTGCTGTCCTTTCTGATCGATGGCAATTCCTACCTGATCAAGGTCAAGAACGCGGCGGGCAAGCCGGTGCAGCTGTGGTGGGTGCCGTGGTGGATGATCGAGCCGCACGCGCCGATCGACGGCGGCGACTTCATCCAGTTCTACCGCTACACGCCCGGCACCGGCGCGGGCGTGATGCTGCTGGACCCGGACGACGTGGTCCACTTCCGCAACGGCATCAACCCGCGCAACATGATGAAGGGCCTGAGCCCGATGCAGGGGGTGCTGCGCGAGATCTTCAGCGATCTCGAAAGCAGCAACTTCATCGCCAGCCTGCTGCGCAACATGGGCGTGCCGGGCACGGTGATCAGCCCGAAGGGCGGCGCAATGCCGACGCCGGAGGATGTCAGCGCGACCAAGGCGTGGTTCCAGCAGGCCTACGGCGGAGACAATCGCGGCAAGGCGCTGGTCATGGGCGGGCCGACCGAGGTGCAGAGCTTCGGCTTCAATCCCGACCAGATGAACCTGAGCTACGGCTCCAACCGCGCCGAAGAGCGCGTCTGCGCGTGCATCGGCATCCCGGCTGCCGTGGTCGGCTTCGGCGCGGGGCTGGAGCAGACGAAGGTCGGTGCGACGATGGAGGAGCTGCGCAAGCTCGCCTGGCACAACGGCGTGCTGCCGCTTGGTCGCCAGCTGGTCGACGAACTCCAGCGCAGCCTGCTGCCCGACTTCCAGCGGGCGCAATCGCAGCGCGGGCGCAGGATCGAGCTTTACTGGAACACGGACGACGTGCTCGCCCTGCAAGAGGACGAGGACAAGCAAAGCGCCCGCAAGCTGAAGGAACTTCAGGCCGGGGCGATCACGCTGCACGATTACCTGACCGAGACGGGCCGCCCGGCGGACGACAGCCACCGGCTCTACATGCGACCGATCAACATGATCATCGAGCCCGAGGACCGGCTTGGCAGGATGCGCGAGCGCGAGCAGGCGGCTGCGCAGGACACGCCGAAGGGCGCGAAGGCTCTGCCGCCCGCCCAGGTCAAGCATTCGGAGACGTGGCTGCCCGAAGACGCGGACACCGCGACCGAAGACGAGATCGCTCGGGGCGAGCGTTTCGTCACCCGGAATGAGGCAGCGTTTAGCGGCCTCTCAGCCGCGTTTGAGCAGGACCTTAAGCCCCTGTTCGAAGGCTGGGGGGATCAGGCGGGGCGGGTCGCGCTGCAAGTGCTTGAAGCGCGTGAGCTAGGCCCCAAGGCCGCGCGCCCTCCGCAAACCAAGGCCGCGAACGATCAGCTGGTGCAGGAGATCATCGACCTGCTCAACGTCGAGGCGTGGGATCGCCAGCTGTCCGCCAAGTACCAGCCCCAGTACGTCCAGATCGCGCGAGACGTTGCCGAGGCGATCGAGCAGTCAGGCTATGGCACGATGCTGCCCGATGCGCGGATGCTGGAGGTGATCGATGCAGGCGGCACCCGCGCCGGGCTGATCGACCTGGACGAACAGACCCGCGCCGCGCTGTTCAAGGCGCTGACCGAGGGCCGCGCGGAAGGCGAAGGCGTGAACGCGCTGGCCAACCGGATCGCCAACATGATCGAGGGCGGGCCGTTCAAGGATGCCGCCACGCGCGCCAAGGTGATCGCCCGGATCGAGACCAAGCACGCGCAGAACATCTCGACGCTGGAAAACGGCAGGTCGAACGGCTTCAGCCGCTTCATCGTTTACGACGGGCGGCTGGGGCCGGATCGATCGGAGCCCGCGCACATCGCGCGCAGCGGATCGATCGTCAGCTACGAAGACGCGATGACCATGACCATCAACATGCGGCCAAACTGCACGCTGAGCTTCGCGCCGCACGTCGAGTTTTAGGAAGGACCTCCCGATGCAGACCAAGAACCTGACCGTCACCGAGATGGGCGAGAGCGGCAAGGGGCTGGCGTTGATCGCCGACCTCACCGGCGTGGACAGCGACGGCGATAGCTACGAGCCCGGCGCGTTCTCGTGGAAAGAGCAGTGGGTGCCCCTGCTGCCCGCGCACAACCGTTTCGCCATGCCGTTCGGCAAGGCGCGCGTGTTCGAGGATGGCGATGCCGCCTATGCCGAGCTGCACCTCAACCTCGACACGCAGGTGGGCAAGGAATGGCACTCGGCTCTCCAGTTCGATCTGAAGACCGGCAACGCCGTGCAGGAATGGTCCTACGGCTATGACGCGATGCGCTTCGACAAGGTGATGCGCGGCCTTGCCGAAGGCCGACACCTGAAGCAGCTCGACGTGCAGGAGGTCTCCACCGTGGTGCGCGGCGCTGGTCGCGGAACGCGCACGGTCGATATGAAGGGCCTCAAGGCAGCGATGAAGGAAGGCGACTTCAGCACCATTACCCAGCAGCTGGGCGTGATGGCGGCGACGATCGATGCCGATCCGGCCAAGCTGAGCGCGACCGGGCTGAAGCAGCTGGGTGAGATCCACGCCAACCTGGGCACCGTCCTCGCGCTGGCCAATCGCGATCCGGAGGCCGAGGCGAAGGCGGCGGCGGAGATCGAGCAGATGGCTTCACTCCTGTTCGCCCGCGATGCGATCCGGCGCGCCGAAGCCTTCATCGGCTGAGACGCCCTCAGAAGCCCCAGAACGGCTTCGAGGGTACGGACGCCCCGGAAAGTTCGTCGAGGCACCCCTTAACGCGCCTTAAATGGCTCTCAGCAGGGTTTTGGATTGGAGGCGTCCGGTGATGGCGCGCAGGTCAGCCGCAGGGATGCCGTTCGCCCCGATACGCTTCGGCGAGCCCCTCACGCAGCAGCGCCTGCCCGACATCGCCCCGCGCCGTTTCGATCCGCGCCAGCGTGCGCCCGAAACAGTCGTGGCCGTCGCGGCGGATGATCACCGCCTCGCCATCGAGCAGCGCGACCAGACGAGCGCGTGCCAGGATCGCCCGGCGGCGTTCGTCCGGGTCGGTCGCGTCCAGCTCTGGCGCGTCGATCTCCAGCAGCCTGATCTTCTCCCGATCGATCCACACCGTATCGCCATCGTGGACGCAGGTTTCGCGGCGCGCGGGCGGCGGTGGGCAGACGGCGATCGCGAGGGCGGCGGCTGAGAGCAGGAGCGACATTGCGACTGTTTCCGCGATCGGGTTTGCCAGATCAAGCCAATCGCTCTAGTCCGGATGCAACCCGCCACCTGCGCCGCACCCCGGCCACAGGAACGCGTTCCGGGTCCCTCCACTTCGGCACCATCGGCAAAGCGGTCTTCGTAATTCACACGGAGACAACGCAATGGCCGGTATCAAGGATCTCTCGCTCAAGCAGGCGGAGGAAAAGCTCGCCACCATCCAGGACGAGATGGGCAAGGTGCTGACGGAGGCGAAAGCCGACGACGGCAGCCTCGACTTCAATAAGGTCACCTTCTTCGGCGACAACGTCAAAGGCTCGGTCGCGGTGGCCGAGAAGTTCAAGCAGAAGGACGCCGAGGCCAACGAGCTGGGCGAGCACATCGACACGCTGCGCGGTGCCGAGAAGGCGGCGCAGAACTACGAAGCGCGCGAAAAGGGCCTGCGCAACTTCCCGCTGCCCGGTGCTGGTGGCCAGGGTGGGCTGCCCGCCAACCAGGGCCAGTTCAAGTCGATCGGCGAGCAGGCGATCGAGACCAAGCAGTTCAAGGATTGGATCGGCAACGGATGTCACGGGCATGTGGTCTTGCCGTTCGAAAAGGCGCTTGCGTCTGATTACCTCGCACGCGGCGCACGCGGCGAGACGATTGGCAGCAAGGCGCTGATGTCGACCACCTCGGGCTTCGCGCCCGAAAGCATCCGGATGCCGGGCTTTGTCGAAATGCCGACCCGCCCTGTGCAGCTGATCGACATCCTGCCGGTCAACCGGACCAGCAAGGATGTCGTGAAGTACATGGAGGAAACCACCCGCACGCACGGCGCAGGTGCGACTGCCGAAGGCGGGACGTACAAGGAAAGCGCGTTCGCTTTCACCGAGCGGACCAGCGACGTGCGCAAGATCACGGACAGCATTCCGGTCACCGACGAGCAGTTCGAAGACGTTCCGCTGATCGAAGGCTACATCAACAATCGCCTGCCCTTCGGCATCCGGCAGGAGCTGGACCGGCAGGTCGGTGTGGGTACTGGCACTGCACCCGAGCTGCGCGGGATCTTCAACACTCCGGGCATCCTCACCCAGGCGAAGGGTGCCGGCCCGGTGATGGACGCCTTCTTCAAGGCGATGACCAAAGTCCGCGTCAACGGGCGCGCGATGCCGACGCACCACCTTATCCATCCGCTCGACTGGCAGGAAATCCGCCTGACGCGGACCGCAGACGGCGTCTACATTTTCGGCGCGCCCACCGAAGCGGGGCCGGAGCGTCTCTGGGGCCTCGGCGTCGTTCAGTACGAGCCGATGGGCCAGGGTCGGGGCATGACCGGCAGCTTCCTGGCTCCGTATATCGAGCTGGTCGAGCGCCGCGGCGTCGACATTCAGGTCGGCTACGTCAACGCCCAGTTCGCAGAGGGCAAGCGCACGGTGCGTGGCGACATCCGTGAGGCGCTGCCGGTCTATCGCCCCAGCGCCTTCAGCGAGGTCGACCTCCAGAACTAGCCGCCTCCGGCGATCGGGCCGCGTCCGCCCGGTCGCCGCTCCAGTCGGGGCGGGTCGATGATCCCCGATCCGTCCCGGCTCTTGGTGAGGCCCGGCTTTCCCGCCCGGCAGCCAGGCCTCTCCCAGAGCTTCAGGAGACACTCACATGAAAATCGCAGGTTCGCAGGTTCGCATCCGCACGTTCGAGGCAGCGGCGATCGCGCTCGGTGGCGATGCCGACTTACTCGCCGACACCGCGCTCGATGCTGCCGAGGACACCGAAGTGCTCGCCGCCAATCTCGACGGCCAGCCCGACGTCGCGCGCAACGTGACCGTCAAGGGCAACGACGCCAACGTAAGCGGCAACGTCGTGATCGAAGGCTTCGATCTGGACGGCGCGATCATCAGCGAGACGATCGCCCTCAACGGCGCAACGCTGGTCGCGGGCAATCGCGCCTTCGCGGAGGTCACCGCAATCACCCTGCCGCCCTACGACACCGCCAACACCGAGCGGGTCCGCATCGGCCTGGGCGCGAAGATCGGCCTGCCGGTGCGCCTGAACCGCGACACGGCGATCGCCGCCTTCTTCGACAATGTGCGCGAAGCCACGCGGCCCACGGTGGCGACGTCGCTCGACACGCTCAGCGCCAACACGGTGACGCTCAACAGCGCGCTCGATGGCAGCGGCGTGCTGGTCGATTTCTACGAGACCCAGTGAGGGCAGACCACCCCGACCGACCACCCTCCATCTCAACCAGGAGACGCCTGAAATGCCCAAGCACCAGATCGCCGCCCAGCGGCTTTACCTCACCGCCGACAGGCAGGCCCTCGTCCCGGCAGGCCATGATGAAGCCGCGATCCTCTACGCCAACGAGGGCACGATCATTCCCCAATCGGCGTGCGAGATGTTCGGCCTGAAGGACGGCAAGCTGCCCGGTGGCAAGAAGGCCAGCGTGAAGGGCGGAACAAAGGCCGCGCCGCCGCCGCCGAACAAGGGCGAGCCCGCCCCGCCCAACAAGAGCGCCCCGCCGCCCCCGAACAAGGGCGCGCCGCCTCCGCCGAACAAGGCCGTGAAGGTGCCGGAGGACAAGGTGATCAAGCTGGGCGATGGCATCGCCGCCGCCGCCGATGAAGGCACGGCGAAAGCGCCCGAGCTGACCGACATCGACGGTATCGGCCCGGCGACCGCCAAGGCCCTGATCGGGGCGGGCATCGCTGGGGTCGCTGGCCTTGCCGCCGTCGACCTCGCCAACCGGCCCCAGATCGAGGGGCTGGCCAGCACCTTCGACTGGGGCAGCTCGATCGCCGCCGCCAAGGCGCTGGTCGGTTCCACCGATGACGAAGCCGCCGCGACCGGAGACGCGGCGTGACCACCACCGTCACCGTCACCACCGGCGACCACCCGGCTGCCGTGCTCGCCTTCCCGCTGAAGGATGGCGAGCCGGTCGGCGGTGAGCGCTATTCGCAGCTTGGTGTGGTGCCTCCGCAATCGCAGCTGATCTTTCACGCCGATGCCGACCAGGACATTTTGGTGCGTCAGGAGGCGCTGCCCGAGGCGGCTGCCGACTCCGACGCGCAGGCCGAGGAAGCGGCCTGATGTCGCTCCTCGATCGGGTCAAGGAACGCACGGCGAGCGATCTGCCGGACGCCGAGCTGCAAGCGATGATCGATGCGATCACCGCCGAGCTTGACGGGCGTTTCGGCCCGATCGGGGAGACGACGGTCAAGATCGGCGATCCGGGTGAACCGGCATCGAGCACGATGCGCCACCTGCGCTTGGTCAGGCCTGCCGACGCCGCGCTGCCGATTTCGATCGTCGAACGCAATCCGGGTAACTCCGGCGCGGATGGCGATCGCACCACGCTGGACGCCGACGATTTCGAGCTGCTGCACGATGGCCGCACGTTGCTGCGCCTGACCAGCGGCCCGAACGGATCGCACTACTGGGCTCCGCTGGTCGAGGTGACCTACACGCCGCAGGCCAACGCCGCCGCGCGCGAGGAGGCGACGATCAAGCTGATCCAGCTCGACCTCTCCTATCGCGGCGGGCTGAAGAGCGAGAAGGCGGGCGATTATTCGTTCACGCTGTCGGGCGACATCGCCGCCGATCGCGAGGCGATCATGCAGACGCTGGCCGACCGGCGCGGGATGGTGATGGCTTGATCGCACCCGCCATCCTCTACCTTCTCGGCGCGGCAATTGTGCTCTTTCTTAGTGCCCCTTGGGGTCACTATCAGGCGAGCACTTGGGCGGCTGCGATCGTCATTGCGATCATCTGGCCGCTAGCCGCGACTCTGCTCCTGATCGGGATGCTGGTCGATCTCATCCTCGGCCTTCGCAGGCGTCCGCGATGATCGCGCAGCGGCTCACCATGCGCGCCGCGATCGAGCGCGATCAGGCGACGGGCAAGGATGCCTGGGGCGGCAAGCCCGCACCGCAGTTCGAGACGCTGCACGCGGCGCTGCCGTGCTTCGCTTGGTCGAAGGCGAGCCGCGAGCTGGTGGACGGGGCAAAGACCGCGATGATCGAGGACGCGCGCGTGATCTTCGCGAAGGGCGCCGACGTTGCCGAGGGCGATGTCATCACCGCGATCAGCGACCGCAAAGGCACCGTTTTGATCCCCGGTCGGCTGAAGGTCGAAGGCCCGCCGCAGTTCAAGCACACGCACATCGAAGCCGCGCTTCAGAGGATCGGGTGATGGTGAAGCAGACCGATCCCGCAACCGAATGGCCGACCGAGCGCGAGCCCGGTTGCGGCCTCCTCATCCTGACCGGGGCACTCTCGCTCCCGGCTATCGTCGCGCTGGTGCAGCTCGCAAATTGGGTCGCCGGGTAATGGCCGAGCAGTCCCTCAAGTGGAACGGCGATGCGCTCAGCGCCAAGATGCGCCGCGCGCAGATCGCGGGCGTCAACGGCACGATGGCGCTGTGCGTCCAAGACGCGAAGAACGATCACGCCTGGCTCAATCGCACCGGCGTTCTCGAAGGATCGATCGACATCGCGGAAGGCGCAACCGTCGTCGCGAATGGTGTCGAGGGAACGTGGGGATCGAAGGGCGTCAAGTATGCCCGCATCCACGAACTCGGCGGCACGATCGAGCACCCGGGGGGCACGCCTTACAAGATCGTCGACGGCGGGATGGCTGTCTTCGTTTCCAAGGACGATCCCGAGGCAGCCAATTTGCCGAAGACGAAGCCGCACGAGATCGTAGTGCCTGCGCGGCCCTACCTGCGGCCTGCAGCGGACACACGATACCCCGAACTCGCCAAGAATGTGAAGGCGGCATTTGAGGCGATGGAAGGTCCCGATCTGCCGCCAGCGACAGGCGGCAAGAAATGAGCGAACCGGCCGATCTGGAAGCGGGCCTGCGCGCCTACCTGCTGGACTACGCGCCGCTCTCCGCGATCGGGGGCCGCGTCTTCGCGGGCGAGCTGCCTGCTGCCGAGACCGCCGCCATGCCGCGCGGTGCGATCGTGCTGAAGTCGAGCGGCGGCGTCTCGCTGACCGCCGAGAGCGAGAACGACCACGACACCCAGCGGATCGACCTTTTCACCTTCGGTGCGACCCCGCGCGAGGCCGGGGTGCTGATGCGGATCGCCGCGCGCGGTCTGCGCCACCTCAAGCGCGGGATCTACGGCGGCGTCCTGATCCACTGGGTCAACCCGGCGGGCGGCTCTGCCCAGGGCCGTGAGCCGGGCACCAAATGGCCGCGCCACTTCCAGTCCTTTCAGGCCCTGCACGGCCTCACTCAAGTCCAACCCTAGGAGACCTTCGCCATGACTCCCTTCGAAATCATCTGCGCCCCGCTGACGGTGTACATCGCCGATGTCGGCACCGCGTTCCCCACGCTGGACGAATCGCCCGGCGCGGGCTGGACGCTGCTGGGCACCAACGGAACCCGGTCTTACGAAGTCGGCGGGGTGACCGTCAGCCACTCCAAGACGTTCTCCAAGGTTCGCACGGACGGCGCGACCGGCCCGGTCAAGGCGAGCCTCGACGAAGAAGACCTGATGTTCCGGGTCAACATCCTCGATCTCAGCCTGGAGGCCTACAGCCACGTCCTCAACGGCAATCCGATCACCACCACGGCGGCGGGTTCGGGCTCGATGGGGTTCAAGAAGATCGGCCTTTCGCAGAGCGTGGGCCGCACCCGTGAATTCGCGCTGATCGCGCGGGGCCTGTCGCCCTACGACGAGGCGTTCCCGCTCCAGTACTGTGTGCCGCGCTGCTACGACAGCGGCAGCCCGGAACCGGTGTTCAAGAAGGGTGGCACCGGCGCTTCGCTGCGGCTGGAGATGACCGCGCTGGAGGACCTGAGCGAGGGCGTGAGCGAAGACGAACGCTTCGGCTACATCCTCGCTGGCAACGCTGCCGCGCTCGCCTGATCCACCCGACCTCTAGACCGGAGAGCCGATCATGGACCAGGCCAGCCCCGCGCCGCTGCTCGACCTCGACACGCTGACCACGCGCAATTTCATCGCGATCGACGGCCAGCGGTACTTCATCCGATCGCCCGACGAGCTGAGCGTGATCGAGAGCCACCGCTTCGTGCGCTGGGTCGATCGCGTGCAGGCGCTGCAAAAGGCGGACCCCGGCGAAGACGAGGACGCTCAGGACACGCGCTCTGCCGAGCTGGCGGAGCTGGTCGATACGATCGTGCGCGGCGCGGTGATCGATCTGCCCGATGACGTCTTCGCCAAGCTGAGCGGCACGCAGCGCTGGTCGGTGGTGGATGTTTTTACCGCGCTCCTGATGCGGCGGGCCGTCGCCGTGTCGGGAGCGATGCACAAGGCGGCGGGGACGTGGACTCCGGAGATGGAGAGCGCGCTCGGATCGATTGGGGCGAACAGCTCCCCCGGCTCCAGCGGTTCTACGGCGGAGACCCGCAAGCCTGGCTGGCTGAGCTTCCTGTCGGGCTTGTTCGCGCGTTCGTGACGATGATGCCGCGCCTCGACGCGCGTGAGCGCCTTGCGCGTGCCCAGGACGTGGCGCTGGGCAGCGGCACGATCGACGAAGACGTGAAGCGCGAGCTGCTGGAAGAGCTGACCAACCGCGCACGCGGCCCCCGGCGCGCCAAGGCGGCAACGCGGCGCGACATCGCTGGCGCGGGCATCGGCATCCGCGTGAGCCCTCCCAAGGCGGAGCCCGACAATGTCTGAGAACCTCGGCGATGCCCTGCTGACGCTGCGCACGGACGATGCGCAGTTCAACTCTGGCGTCGACAAGGCAGAGGGCCGCGCGAAGAAGCTGGGCGGCCAGCTCGACCAGACGCGTGGGCAGGCGGATCGGCTTGGCAATGAGCTGACGGAAACGGGGGCCAAGGCCTCCAAAATGGGAGACAGCTTCCAGCAGGGCGGCACGAAGGTGGTGGCATCGTCGGCTGCCCAGAAGGCCGGGATGCAGCAGCTCAGCTATCAGGTTGGCGACATTGCGACGATGTATTCGATGGGCGCGCGGCCCACTCAGATCTTCGCTTCGCAGATCGGGCAGGTCACCCAGGCGATCCAGCTCGCGACCGGAGGGGCGAGCAAGTTCGCCGCGTTCCTCGGTGGGCCGTGGGGGATGGCGATCACGGCGGGCGTGATCGTCCTAGCGCCGTTCATCGGCAAGCTGTTCGAAGCCGAGAAGGCGATGGAGGCGGTCGAGTTCTCCAGCCACGCGATGGGCGATGCGCAGGGCATCCTGGGCAGCGTGATCGACCTGACCACCGGCAAGATCAAGGATCAGACCAGCGCGCTGTGGGCGCTCGCCCGCGCGCAGGCCGTCGCCGGGCAGATCCAGGCACGCGAGCGGGCGCAGGAGCTGCGCCGCACGCTGAAGGACGCGGCGGACGAAAAGGGCGGCATCATGACCGTCGCGGGCATTCCGGTGCCGAAGCTGGGCGCGCGCGGGATCGTGGGCCTTCAGCGCAGCTCCACGCCCACCGCGAAGATCGCCCAGGGCGTGCTGGACGGCACCCTCTCTCCCGAGGCGGCGATCAAGCAGCTTCAGGCGCTGGAAGGCGCGCTGCCGGGCGACAAGCTGGGCCAGCTTCTTTCCACGGTCGCCAACCTCAATGTCGAGCAGCTCAATGCGAAGGTTTACGAGGACCTTGAGGCCGCCTTAGACGGCGATAAGGACGCGCTTGAGGGCTTCCTCAACCGGCCCGATCCGAAGAAGACCCGCACCCGCAAACCGCGCACGCCGAAGGGGCCGACCGCCGCCGAGCTGCAATCCCGGTTCGAGGGCGAGGACGTGCAGCTCCAGCGCGAGACCTTGCAGGCGAAGCTTCAGCTGGCGAACACCGCCGAAGAACGCGCGGACATCCAGGCGGAGCTGCTGACGCTGGAGCGTGACCAGCGGCTGGCCGAGATCGAGGCGAGCAAGCTCAGCGAGACGCAGAAGGAAGCGCTGCGCAAGCGGGTCGAGGAGCTGCTGGGCAAGGAAACGCCCGACGATCCGGACGGCACGATCGTGGTGGGCAAGAACACCGGCCTGCAAGGTCAGCTCGACCAGCGCGCCTACGCGGCGGAGATCGAGCGCGAGATCGCCGCGCTGGCGCAGGCCCGGTTTGAGGCAGAGACCGAGGCGCTTCAGGTGCAGCTGTCGCTGGCCGACACCGAGGCGGAGCGCAAGGCCATCGCACTCAAGCTTCTGGAGGCGGACGAACGCTATCTGGAGCAGAAGCTTCAGCAGATCCTCGATAGCCAAGTGGCGGACGACAACGCGAAGGCCGTGGCGCAGATCGCGCTCGATGCCCAGCGCGCGACCGCAGCGGGGCGGCGCGAGGAAGTTGCCCGCGCCAACGGGACCACGGTCGATCGCTACCTGCGCGACCTCAACAAGACGCCCGAGCAGATCAACGAGGCAATCGACGGGATCGCGATCGGCGGGCTGGAGACGTTGAATGACGGGCTGGTCGAGGCGCTGATGAACGCCCGATCGCTGGGCGATGTCTTCGGCTCGCTGGGCGATCTCTTCCACTCGATGACCGAGCAGATCATCGCCGACCTGCTGCGGATCGCGATGCAGCAGATGATCGTCGCGCCGATCGCCAACGCGCTGTTTGGCGCGGTGGGCGCTGGTGGCGATCGCAGCGGCGGCTTCCTGTCCAAGCTCCTGTCAGGCTTCGCAGGTCTGTTCGCGGATGGCGGGACGATTCCGACAGGGCAATTCGGCATCGTCGGCGAGGCGGGGCCGGAACTGGCCTTCGCCGCGCCGGGTGGCCTTGGCATCATGTCCAACTCCGACAGTCGCCGCGCGCTTGGCCGGGGCGGCGGTCAGAAGAGCGGCGGCGACCAGTTCACCTTCAACATGCCGGTCGATGCGACGGGAGCGGATTCAGCGGCGATCGCGCGGCTCAATTCGCGTCTCGACCGGATGGAGCGTGATCTGCCCACGACCATCGTCGGCACCGTGCGCGATGCGCAGGAGCGGCGGTTTCTGGCGGGAGGCGCGGCATGATCCTGCCTCTGCCCGAAACCCCCAGCGGGATCGCCCGCGTCAAGCTGGAGATCCAGCGGGTCGATTACGGCGCGCCGGAGGCGAGCGGACGGCAAGGCGGGGTGCAGGCCGGGTTCCCGGTTTGGGGCGTCAGGCTGGAACTCGACCGGATCGACCCGGTCAGCGCGGATCTGTGGAGCGCGTTCATCGATCGGCTGCGGGGGCGCATTCGCCGGTTCTATTGCGGCGACAGTGCGCGCCCGCGCCCGGTCGCCCACGCTTACGGCATGTTGAACCTGACGCGGGCGGGCGGCGGCGCGTTCGACGGTGCCGCGACCGGGTGGAGCCAGACGGTGGATGCGGATGGCGATGCCACGCTCACGCTGAGCGGGTTGCCCGCAGGCTTCGTGCTGACGCCGCGCGACCTGATCGGCTTCAAATGGGATGCGGACGGCGCGGCGGCGGGCACCTTCGAACGACGCACGGTGGCTCGCTGCGTTACCTCGGCAGTCGCCGATGAAGGCGGCGAAGTGAGCGTCATCGCCGAGCCGCCGCTGGATACCGAGCTGGTCCCTGCCGGAGCGATCGCCCATTTCGACGATCCGCTGTGCGTAATGCAACAGGTGCCCGAGGAGACCGACCTCGCTCCCGTGGGTGAGGCCGGGACGATGAGCAGCGGCACCATCGTCGGCATTCAGGACCTGCGGCCATGAAGTCTATCGCCGCCGCCGCCTTGGCCGCGCTGGAACGCGGCGATCCGATCGTCGTAGGCGCGGTCGAGATCGCGTCCGATCCGGTGCTGTGCGTGTGGGGCGGCTATCGCGAGATCACTTTCGACGGGCGCACCTTCGAGCCGCTACGCGATCGCACGCTGGTGCAGGTGGCGGGCGGCGCGCTGGGCGGGCAGGCGCAGTCGATCACGCTGGTGCTGTCGGGCATCGAGCCGGAAGTGCTGGAGCTGCTGGACGCGAGCGAAGTGGCCGGTGCGCCGGTCACCCTTTGGCGCACAATCTGGGATTCGAGCGGCACCCAGATGCTCGGTTACGATGTCTGGGGGCGCGGCCACCTCGATACGCTGCCGCGCGAGGAAGAGATCGGCGGCACTGCGAAGATCACCGCGACGATCGAGACCCCGGCGCGAAGCTCCGGACGGCGGGGCGCGCGGATGCGATCGGATGCGGACCAGCGCCTGATCGATCCGAACGACGGCTTCTTCAAGAACGTCGCCTACGCGGGCGAGAAGAAGCTCTACTGGGGCGGTCGCCGGGCCGATCGCGCGGGCAGCGTGCTGGGTGGTGGTGGCAGGAGCGGCGGCGGCGGCGGTGGCAGGCTGGTGCAGCGATGACGATCAACCGCGACATCCCCGCGCTGATGCACTGGATCGCGGCGCACCGTTTCCAGCCCCACAGCTGGGCGCGCGGTGGCTGCTGTGTCAGCTACGCGCTGGGCGGCGTGCACGCACAGACCGGGATCGACCATCTGGCCGATCTGCCGGGCTGGTCGACCCGAGCGGAAGCCTTGGCCGTCGCCCGCCAGCTGGGCGGGCTGACCGCAGCGCTGGATGCGCGGCTGTTGCCGATCGCGCCCGCGCTGGCGCAGCGTGGCGACATTGCCGGGCTGGCCGATCGCGCGTTCGGCGTGCGGCTGATGATCGTCGAAGGCGAATTGCTCTCCGGCCCCGGCGAGCTGCGGCAGGAGCGGCTGCCGCGCAGCGCGATGGTGCGCGCCTGGTCGGCCCTGCCAGCAGGGGAGCCCGCCAGTGAGTAAGGTTATCCAGACGATCGTCGGAGTCGGCCTCGCAGTGGCGGGTGCCATCACCGGCAACTGGTCGCTGATCCTGGCGGGCGTCTCGATGGTGGGCGGCGCGCTGCTGACACCGTCGTTCAAGGGCGGCGATCGCACGGCGGCCGCCGCGACCCTCCAGATCGGCGAGATCTACCGGGAAGCGATTGCGGGCCGGGTCGCTGTTTCCGGAAGTTTGGTCGACGCGTTCAACTTCGGCGGCGAATACGGCACCGATTGGGAAGTGCTGGTGATCGCGCTGGCGGATCATCGCTGTGACGCGCTCGAAGGCTTCTTCGTCGACGATACCTACCACACCTTCACCGGCGACGGTGCTGTGCCCGGCTTCAATAATCAGCTGAAGATTTACTGGCGCGATGGCCGATGGGATCAGGAGGTGCCGCAGATCCTGCTCGACCACGGGCCGGGATGGACGGCGAATGATCGCGGTCGCAGCGTGGCCTACGTGGTGGTCGCCTACAAGGCCGACGATCAGGCGGACGAGGATGCGGCGGCGATCTTCCCCGGTGGTCGCCCGCGCTTTCGCTTCGTGCCACGCGGGATGCGCTGCTACAGCGCCCGGCTTGACAGCAGCGTGGGCGGTTCTGGTCCGCATCGGCGGGACGATCCATCGACTTGGGAGTGGACCGAGAATGTCATCGACTGCCGCTACAACTGGGCGCGCGGGATCTACGCAGGCGACAAGGTGGACCAGCCCGAGATGCTGCTGGTCGGGCGCGGGCTCTCCGCGATCGAGGCACCGCCGCAGAACGTCTTCGCGCGCGCCAATATCTGCGACGAGCTGGTCGGCGGTGCGCCGCGCTATCGCATCGGCGCGTTGATCAGCGGTGGCGAGACCCACCTCTCGGTCGAAGAAGAGATCGCCGCCGCCTGCGCGGGCGTGATCATCCAGCCGCAGGGTGCGGTCGAGATCGATCCGGGTGCGGCGAAGGCTCCGGTGGCGCACTTCACCGATGCGGACATGGTGGTGGGGACCAAGCGCAGCTGGTCGGACATTCTCAGCCGGGGCGATGATGGCTGGGTGAACACGGTGGTGGCGACGTTCGTCGACCCCGCGCAGCGCTGGATCGAACGCTCTACCCCGCCCGCGCGCGTCCAGGCCGATCTGATCGCCGATGGTAGCCCGCGTGAGCAGCGTCTCAGATTGCCGATGGTGCCGTATTACGCGCAGGCCATGCGGGTGACCGAGATCGTGCGCCGCCTGGGCAGGCTGTTCGGTCGCGCGCAGGTCACCCTGCCGCCCCGGTTCGCCGCGATCGAGGAAGGCGACTGGGTGACGTGGCAGAGCGATCGCTATTTCGGCGGCGCGACCAAGACTTTCCGCGTTGATGCCTGGGGATCGGACGAAGGCTGGCGGCACCAGCTGACCCTGCGTGAGATCGATGCCAACGCCTTCGCCGATACCGCGACGCCGGAAGATACGGCGGTGGGCGTCCAGCAGCCATCGCCAGGCGATCTGCTCGCGCCCGGCGACACCGCCTGGACGCTGACGGGGATCGCGATCGAAGGCCCCGGCGGTTCGACGCCCGCGCTGCGCATCACCGGCGCGATCGACAGCGCCGCCGCCTCGCTGATCCGGGTGGATTATCGAGAGTTCGGCGAAACCGAATGGAACAGTCACGGCGACTTCAGCCGAGAGACCACCGCGCTGCTGATCTCCCCGGTCGCGGACCAGACGCAATACGAGGTTTCGATCCGCTACATCGTCGACGGTTTTCCAACGCCGCGCCGCGTGCTTGGCCCGGTCACCAGCGGGACGCTGAGCGCGAACGTGGGCGGATACGACGGCGCGACGATCGACAATATTCTCGGTCGGCTCAGCAGTTTGGAAGGGGAGACGCCCTGATGGGACCCGCCGAAATCATCATCGCGCCCTACACGATCTGGACAGCGCCCTACGGCACCGCTTTCCCAGCGCCTTCGCAGGCACCGGGCGCGGGCTGGCAGCTGCTCGGCAAGCGGGGGGCGCGCAGCTATTCCGAAGACGGCGTAGCGGTGCAGCACCAGCGTCAGTTCTCCACCACGCAACCCGCTGGCACGATGGGCGCGGGCTTCGGCTTCACCACGATGGGGGGCCTGCGCGTGAGGGCGCGCGTGTTGGACCTGACGCTGGAGCAGTATGCGATCGCGATGGGCGGCAACGCCGTCACCCGCACGCGACCCGAACTGGAGGCGGTCGGCATCCGCACGATCGGGCTGGTCCCGCGTATGCGCAACCCCGTGCCCTTTGCCGTGCTGGTGCGCGGCCCGTCGCCCTACGCGGAGGGCCAGCTCGCCCAGTACGAACTGCCGCGCTGCCTGGAAGATGGCGGTGGGGCGGAGGTTGTCTTCCGCAAGGGCAAGCCAGCCGGAATCGGGGTCACCTTCCTCGCTCTGCGCGACCCGGCTGCGCTGAGCGAAGAGACCGCCTTCGGACAGCTGCGCGCAGCCTATCCGGTCCAGTTGATCGAGTTCGCAGGCACCATGCAGAGCGGCGTGCTCGGCATCGACGGTTCAACCCAATCCGGCACATTCGAGAAGGACTTCTGAGATGACCATCACCCTGAACGGTGACCCGATCAATGAGACCACGCGGCTCGAGTTGCTCAGCGGGCTCGGGATCGCAGACGCCGCTGCCCAGGCCACGCTGGCGCAGGAAGCAGCAGACGTAGCGCTGGCATGGTCCGAGGGGACCGAGCCGGGCGGAGCCGGAACCAAGAGCGCCAAGGAATGGGCGACTTCGATTGCCGATCTTGTGCGGCTCGATGCGAATAACAACGCGTTCTCCACCGGCGCGGGCAATGACAACGTCACCGGCACGGACAACGCTGCGAGCGCGCTGGAGGCGTCTCGCGACCTGATGAGCGGGGTGGGCAATACCCGCTATGGTCGCGCCTCCGGACGGTCGAACCCCGATGGCAGCTACAACCTCGAAATGGCAGCATATGCCGGGTTGCTGATCACAGGCGGCGATTACAGCGTGCGCCTGGGGGCGGAAGTGCAGAGCGGATTCGCCGGTGTGTCGTCCAGGGTGACCGCGACCGGGGCATTCTCGCTGCGCTATTTCCGGGGCAATGAAGCGGTTGCCGATGGCTACAACTGCGGCGGCAACCTCGTTGATGGAGTGCGCTTCACCGGAGGCGGCACAGGCGCTGGCTCCAACGCGGTGAACAACGACGCGATCACCGTTTTCGGCTGGGATGCCAACATCACCGATGAAGCGCGCGATGCGGGCTACAACAACATCATCGTGATCGGAGCCAGCGCGCGCGGCACGCGGGAAAATCAGGTCGCGCTGGGTGATAACCAGATCACCGAACTGCGCATGTTCAACATGGCCGCGATGCGCGGTCTGCCCGCTGCACGAACGTGGTTCGCCGCCAATGCGGGCAACATCAACCCCGGCAATCTTGGTTGTCTGGGCGTCGGCGAGGGCGTTCTCGGCCTGTCGACCGGCTCGACCAACATCATCGGGCTCGGCGACCTTTGCCTTGCGAACCACGAAGGCTCTAACGGCGTAGTGGCGGGCGGCAGCCGCGCGATGCAGGAAAGCATCGACATCAAGGATAGCGTCGTCTGGGGCGTGCTGGCCCTGAACGAGCGCACCACGGGGGTGGGCTTCACCATCATGGGCTACCGGGCGCAGGAACACGGCGTTACCAGCAACAACGTGTCCGCCTTCGGCGACAGCGCAGCTTGGCAGTACCAGGGCGATGGTGGCGTCTTCGGCGGCTATGTGGTCGCCGAGTTGATGCAGACCGGCAATGGCGTCGTCATCCAGGGCCGCGCCGCCGCGCGCCACCGCAAGAACGGCGAGCACGTCATCCTGATCGGTGAATGGGCGGGCGGCTTCCCCGATGCGCCCGACGTCGACATCGAAGCCAACCTTGGCGCAGTCGAGGCTGGCGACCGGGTGCTGGGGATCGGTCAGCGCGCTCTACAGCAGGCGGTGGGTAGCGACATCGTCGCGCTGGGCGACCTTTCGGCAAGCGCCGTCACGCTGGGCACGAACAGCATCTTCATCGGCTCCGGTTCGGGCGCAGGCGCTGGCCAGAAGGCGGACGCGGTCAACGTCATCGTCATCGGCAAGGGCGCCAACGCCGCGAACGATAACGAGATCATCCTCGGCAGCGCGTCGAACGACAACTTCACCGTCTGCGGCCAGAGCTTCAGCAAGACGAGGCTGCAAGATCTGAACACGCTGGCGAGCAATGCGACCGAGCTGAACAGCCTCGCCGCGAACGCGACCGAGCTGAACGACCTGGCCGCAAATGCCGCCGACCTACTCGCACTGCTGGCGGCCTGATCCGATGGTGAACTGCATCATCATCAGCGCCGCGAGCTTCGGCCCCGGCACGATGGGCAGCAATTGCGTAGTCATCGGCGATTGCACGCTGCTCGATCGTGAAGACCTTGGCGAGAACCTCTTCCACGTCGCCGGAGTGTGCTCGGTTCGGGTGGAATCCGAGCACTGGCCCGATACCGTGCGTGAGGCGCGCGAGGAAATCCCGTTCCACGGCGCTCCTGCCGCGCTGGAGCCGCTCTGCGAGATCGCCCAGGTGCCTGCCCACGATGTGCGCCGGGTGACGATCGAAACGCTCCACCTCCTGCGCGCGAGGGCCTCACGATGACCGGCGACAGCAAGCCCGCCTTTCCCACACCTGGAGGAGAAGATGCGATGTACATCAACACCCTGATCATCGGCGACGGTGCCGGTCTCGACATCACCGATGGTAAACACTGCGTTTTGATCGGTGACGGTGCCAAAGCGGGTGAGACCGACCTCGGCAAGAAGCTGTTTCACGTCGAGGGCGTAATCTCGATCGTGGTCGATGCGCCCGGCTGGGAAGATGCTGTGCGGAAGGCCCGGAAGGATGTGATGCGCACCGGCAACCCCGATGCGCTGGAGCCGCTGCTCGCCTTCACCGACGCCCCGGCTGACGATCTTCGTCAGGCTTTCGCCGCCGCACTCGCATCCGTCGATCCCCGCGATGCTCCGCTGCCAAAACGGTGGGAGCCGCCCGAGGCCCCCGATTTCGACGATCTCGAACCCACCACCCTCTCAACCGACACCTGAAAGGACGTTCAATGGCCAAGAATCCGAGCAAGAAGAAAGAGGACGCGCTGCTGCGGGTCGATCTCATGAAGCCCATGCTGGGTTTGGATGGGGAGACAGTCGTCCGCGAAGAGGCGGCGGATGATCCTCGCGAAGACCCGGAAGAAGTCCCGGTCGATCTGCGCTGGCTGGTCAAGGTTGCGCTCAACCAGAAATCCCCGCCCGGTGAATCGAAGGGCAAGGCCCTGCGCCGTGTCGATCTGCTTGACCGGCTGCGGGGCACAAAGCCGGTCAGTCTGGACACCAAGGCGATCGGCCTGATCGAAGAAGCAGTTCTCGCCCAGTGGAGCCCGCTGCTCGCCCACACCATCCGCAAGGAACTGAAGCTGGTGCCGCCTGCCGAAGAGCCACTGAAGGACGCTGTCGAAGTCCAGCTGGACGCGCCGATCCTCGGCACCAATGACAAGCCGCAAACGCGCATGGTTCGCGGAGAGAGCATCCCGGTGACCGTGCGCCACGCGATTCGCATCGCACTCAACAACCACCCCACCGGCTGGGGGGCGGTCGTCCTCGACCAAAGCGGTCGGCTGCGTGGGCCGGTGGCACGAGAGGAGATGATCGATCGCGGCGCGCTGATCAGCCAGCTGGGCGAAGAAGGGCCGGTGCATCTGGAGTTCGATGACATCAAGTTGATCGAGGACTGCGTGCACCAGCACTCCGACATCGCAACGCTGGGTGCGGTGCGCCGCGCTATGCGCCCGGCGGCTAGCGAAAGTGGCGAAGAGGTCGCCGCAAAGGAAGCCTAAGGCCCGTCTAAGGGGCCGCTTAACCAGTGATTAGGTGGCCCCTCAACAGCGCGCTCCGGCACCCGACCGCCCGGCCCGCAGTGCTCCAGACAGTCTTGTCAAACGCTCCAGAAGGTTTTGACCGGCTACAACGTGCGTGCGGGCGCGATACATTGCGCGACACGAAAAATGCGATCCTGAACGGCCCTATGCGCCTTGCGTTCATATTGAGCGGCATAAATATGAATGCATGCCCGGTGGTGGGCATTGTTCAGGAGTGACCGGAATGTAGCCGGTCAAAACCTTCTGGAGCGTTTGACAAGACTGTCTGGAGCACTGCGGACCGGGCGGTCGAGTACCGGAGCGCGCTGTTGAGGGGCCACCTAATCACTAGTTAAGCGGCCCCTTAGACTGGCCTTAGGCCTCCTTTGCGGCGACCTCTTCCCCACTTTCGCTAGCCGCCGGGCGCATCGCGCGGCGCACCGCACCCAGCGTTGCGATGTCGGAGTGCTGGTGCACGCAGTCTTCGATCAGCTTGATGTCGTCGGTTTCTAGCTGCACCGGCCCATCTTCGCCCAGCAGGCTTATCAGCGCGCCGCGATGGATCATCTCTTCTCGTGCCACCGGCCCGCGCAGCCGACCGCTCTGATCGAGGACGACGGCTCCCCAGCCGGTGGAATGATTGTTGAGCGCAACGCGAATCGCGTGGCGCACGGTCACCGGGACGCTCTCTCCGCGAACCTTGCGCGTCTGCGGCTTGTCGTTAGTGTCGAGGATCGGCGCGTCTAGGTGGACTTCGACAGCGTCATTGAGGGGCTCTTCGGCAGGCGGCACCAGCTTCAGTTCTTTGCGAATGGTGTGGGCCAGCAGCGGGCTCCACTGCGCCAATACGGCCTCTTCGATCAGGCCGGTCGCCTTGGTGTCCAGACTGACCGGCTTTGTGCCGCGCAGCCGGTCGAGCAGATCCACACGCCGCAGGGCCTTGCCCTTCGATTCACCGGGCGGGGATTTCTGGTTGAGCGCAACCTTGACCAGCCAGCGCAGATCGACCGGGACTTCTTCGGGGTCTTCGCGCGGATCGTCCGCCGCCTCTTCGCGGACGACGGCCTCCCCATCGAAACCCAGCATGGGCTTCATGAGATCGACCCGCAGCGGCGCGTCCTCTTTCTTCTTGCTTGGATTCTTGGCCATGATGGAACGTCCTTTCAGGTTTCGGTTCAGAGGGGGGTGGGTTCGAGATCGTCGAAATCGGGGGCCTCGGGCGGCTCCCACGGTTTCGGCAGCGGAGCGGCGCGCGGATCTACGTATTCGAGCGCTGCGGCAAATGCCTGCCGAAGATCGTCAGCCTCGGCGTTAGTGAAGGCGAGCAGCGGCTCCAGCGCATCGGGGTCGCCGGTGCGCATCACTTCCTTGCGGGCCTGTCGCACAGCATCTTCCCAGCCGTCGGCATCGATCACAGTCGAGATCACGCCTTCTACATGAAAGAGGTTCTTGCCGAGGTCAGTCTCACCGGCTTTGGCACCTTCACCGATCACAACGCAGTGCTTGCCTGCGATCACGTCGAGACAGGCTTGGTCGCCGATGATCAGGGTGTTGATGTACATCGCATCTTCTCCTCGTGGTGTGGGAAAGGCAGGCTTGGTGTCGTCAGTCATCGCGAGGGCCTCGCGCGCAGGAGGTGGAGCGTTTCGACCGTCGCCCGGCGCACATCGTCGGCAGGCACCTGGGCGATCTCGCACAGCGGCTCCAGCGCGACCGGCGCGCCGTGAAACGGGATTTCCTCGCGCGCCTCATGCACGGCATCGCGCCAGTGCTCGGACCGCACGTGAACCGAGCACACCCCGGCGACGTGAAAGAGGTTATCGCCAAGGTCTTCACGATCGAGCAGCATGCAATCGCCGATGACTACGCAATTGCTGCCCGTCGTTCCGGGGCCGAAGCTCGCGGCGCTGATGATGATGCAGTTGACCATCGGATCAGGCCGCCAACAGCGCGAGAAGGTCGGCGGCATTTGCGGCCAGATCGTTCAGCTCATTGGCGTTCGCGGCGAGGCTGTTCAGCTCGGTCGCATTGCTCGCCAGCGTGTTCAGATCTTGCAGCCTCGTCTTGCTGAAGCTCTCGCCGCAGACGGTGAAGTTGTCGTTCGACGCGCTGCCGAGGATGATCTCGTTGTCGTTCGCGGCATCGACTCCCTTGCCGATGACGATGACGTTGACCACGTCCGCCTTCTGGCCAGCGCCTGCGCCCGAACCGGAGCCGATGAAGATGCTGTTCGTGCCCAGCGTGACTGCGCTGGCAGAAAGGTCGCCCAGCGCCACGATGTCGCTGCCCACAGCCTGCATGACCGCGCGCTGACCGATCCCCAGCACCCGGTCGCCAGCCTCGACTGCACCAAGGTTGGCTTCGATGTCGACGCCAGGCGCATCGGGGAAGCCGCCCGCCCATTCGCCGATCAGGATGACGTGCTCGCCGTTCTTGCGGTGGCGTGCGGCGGCGCGGCCCTGGATGACCACGCCATCACCGGTCTGCATCAGCTCGGCAACCACGTAGCCGCCGAAGACCCCGCCATCGCCCTGGTACTGCCAAGCCGCGCTGTCGCCGAAGGCGGACACGTTGTTGCTGGTAACGCCGTGCTCCTGCGAGCGGTAGCCCATGATGGTGAAGCCGACGCCCGTGGTGCGCTTGTTCAGGGCTAGCACGCCCCACACGACGCTATCCTTGATGTCGATGCTTTCCTGCATCGCTCGATTGCCGCCCGCGACGACGCCGTTAGAGCCTTCGTGGTTCGGAAGGCACAGATCGCCGAGCGCGAGGATATTGGTCGAGCCGGTCGAAAGGCCGAGTGCGCCTTCGCCGACGCCCAGACAGCCAAGATTACCGGGGTTGAGGTTGCCCGCATTGGCGGCGAACCACGTCCGCGCAGCCGGTAGCCCGCGCATTGCGGCCATATCGAACATGCGCAGTTCGGTGATCTGATTGTCACCCAGCGCGACCTGATTTTCCCGCGTACCGCGCGCGCTCGCGCCGATCACGATGATGTTGTTGTAGCCCGCATCGCGCGCTTGATCGGTGATGTTGGCATCCCAGCCGTAGACGGTGATCGCGTCATTGTTCACCGCGTTGGAGCCCGCGCCGGTACCACCCCCGGTGAAGCGCACGCCATCGATGAGATTGCCGCCGCAATTGAAGCCATCGGCGACCGCTTCATCTCCTCGGAAATAGCGCAGCGCGAACGCACCGGTCACGGTTACTCGCGAAGAGACTCCAGCATATTCGCCCTGCGCATACGCCCCTAGGCGCACACTGTAATCGCCCCCGGTGATCAGTATGCCGGAGGCGAAGGCCATTTCTAGGTTGTAGCTGCCATCCGGGTTTCCCCGCCCCGAGGCGCGGCCATAGCGGGTATTGCCGATCCCGCCCATCAGGTCGCGCGAGGCTTCCAGCGCGCTTGCGGTGTTGTCCGTGCCTGTGACGTTGTCATTGCCCGCCCCCATGGAGAAGGCGTTGCCGTCAGGGTCGAGCCGCACCAATTCGGCGATCGAAGTGGCCCATTCCTTGGCGCTCTTCGTTCCGGCACCGCCGGGCTCGGTGCCCTCGGACCAAGCTGCCGCCACGCCTGCCGCTTCTTGCGCCAGCGAAGCCTGGGCAGCAGCGTCTGCGATGCCGAGCCCGCTGAGCAATTCGAGCCGCGTGGTCTCATTGATCGGGTCACCGTTCAGGGTGATGGTCATCTCAGAAGTCCTTCTCGAATGTGCCGGATTGGGTTGAACCGTCGATGCCGAGCACGCCGCTCTGCATGGTGCCTGCGAACTCGATCAGCTGGACCGGGTAGGCTGCGCGCAGCTGCCCGAAGGCGGTCTCTTCGCTCAGAGCAGCCGGGTCGCGCAGGGCGAGGAAAGTCACCCCGATTCCGGCTGGCTTGCCCTTGCGAAAAACGACTTCCGCCCCGCCGCCATCTTCCAGGCAGCGCGGCAGTTCGTACTGGGCGAGCTGCCCCTCAGCGTAGGCCGACGGGCCGCGCACCAGCACGGCAAAGGGCACGGGGTTGCGCATACGCGGGACCAGCCCGATCGTGCGGATGCCGACCGCCTCCAGATCGGGCCGCGTGCGGGTGACGGCGTTGCCGCCCATCGCGATGGCATACTGTTCCAGCGTCAGGTCCAGCACGCGCGCCCTCACGCGCAGGCCGCCCATCGTGGTGAAGCCGAAGCCCGCGCCCATCGTGCCAGCGGGTTGCGTGGTGGAGAACTGGCGCTGGTGCTGCACCGCCACGCCGTCTTCGGAATAGCTGCGCGCACCCCGCTTGCCGAGCAGCTGCCAGCCCGCGCCCGGTGCCTGCGAAGGCGCGGGGAAAGCGGTGCCGTAGGGCGCAGTCCAGATCGTGTAGGGCGCGGTGATGATTTCGGCGGGTCCCATCAGGCTGCCCCTTCCAGTGTGCTGAGCCGACCGAGGATGTCGTCGATCGTCGCGCCGTCGTAGCCGCCCACATTGGCGCTCAGCGTGCCGCTGGTAACCGGGCCAAGCACGCGGCGCGGTGTTGGAAAGCCGTCGACGATGTAGCGGATCGAGGCCTCGTATTGCGTCTGGTCCGCGACGGGGGAGATGAGCAGCGCGGTGGTCTCTCGGCTGTAATCGCCGTGACTGTTCCACTCGGTTTCGCCGAACTCCCGATAATCCACCCTGATCAGCGAGGCGGCGGAGCTGTCGATCGCGCCGGTGATGCGCAGCGCGGGAGTCGAACCTCCGGGGCCTTCGATTGCGATCCCCGCCAGCGTCCAGGCGGTCTCGCCGGGCGCGAGCAGATCGCCGGGCGATGGCTGCTGCACGCCCACCGCCGTATCTTCCGGCGTCGCGGTATCGGCGAAGGCGTTGGCATCGATCTCTCGCAGGGTCAGCTGGTGCCGCCAGCCTTCGTCCGATCCCCAGGCATCCACACGGAAGGTCTTCGTCGCGCCGCCGAAATAGCGATCGCTCTGCCACGTCACCCAGTCGCCTTCCTCGATCGCGGCGAACCGGGGCGGCAGGGTGACCTGCGCGCGACCGAACAGCCTGCCCAGACGGCGCACGATCTCGGTCACCCGCGTGGCCTGCGCGTAATAAGGCACCATCGGCAATCTGAGACGCTGCTCACGCGGGCCACCATCGGCGATCAGATCGGCCTGGACGCGCGCGGGCGGGGTAGAGCGTTCGATCCAGCGCTGCGCGGGGTCGACGAACGTCGCAACCACGGTGTTCACCCAGCCATCATCGCCCCGGCTGAGAATGTCCGACCAGCTGCGCTTGGTCCCCACCACCATGTCCGCATCGGTGAAGTGCGCCACCGGAGCCTTCGCCGCACCCGGATCAATCTCGACCGCACCCTGCGGCTGGATGATCACGCCCGCGCAGGCGGCGGCGATCTCTTCTTCGACCGACAGGTGCGTCTCGCCACCGCTGATCAACGCGCCGATGCGATAGCGCGGCGCACCGCCGACCAGCTCGTCGCAGATATTGGCGCGCGCGAAGACGTTCTGCGGCGGTGCCTCGATCGCGGAGAGCCCGCGCCCGACCAGCAGCATCTCGGGCTGGTCCACCTTGTCGCCTGCGTAGATCCCGCGCGCCCAGTTATAGCGGGCGACGATCGGGTTCTCGCTCCAAGTCCAGGTGGAGGGATCATTGCGCCGGTGGGTGCCGCTGCCGCCCACCGTGTCGTCTTTGCGCGCGTCGTAGCAGCGCATCCCGCGCACCACCCAGCGGAAGCGCGGGCGGCCACCGGGAAAGATTGCCGCAGCATCCTCGTCGGCCTGATCGTCGGCCTTGTAGGCGACCACCACGTAGGCCACGCCGCGACCGCGATCATTCGCCGTCCATCCCGGTCCGTGGTCGAGCAGGATCTGCGGCACCTCCTGATCCCACCGGCCATCGCGCCAGTAGACCTCAAGCTGTCCATTGAAACCGGGCACCGGCCCATCGCCGGTGAAGGTGCGGTAGCTATCGTCGACGAAGAAGCCCGGCAGGCCGTCACAGCGATGATCAGCCAAGGCGATCACCAGCACTTCCCAATCCGTGCCGTATTCGCCGCCGAAGTTGAACGCGTCGACCAGGCTCCCGGCAACGGCGACCCGGCCCACAATCGCTTCACGGTAGATCTCGCCGATCTGGAGGGTCGCGGCGGCTGCCGTGCGATCGCCGCCCTTGAACGACGGTGTCAGCAGCGCGCCGCCCACCATCGAGACGCCCGCCAGGATCAGCGACCAGTTGCCGGTGATGGCACCCGCCACTGCGAGGCCGATTCCGACGATCGTCTGGATCACCTTACTCACTGGCGGCCTCCCCTGCTGGCAGGGCCGACCAAGCGCGCACCATCGCGCTGCGCGGCAGCCGCTCCTGCCGCAGCTCGCCGGGGCCGGAGAGCAATTCGCCCTCGACGATCATCAGCCGCACGCCGAACGCGCGATCGGCCAGCCCGGCAATGTCGCCACGCTGCGCCAGTGCGGGCGCGATCGGCACCAGCCGCGCATCCAGCGCTGCGGTCAGCCCGCCCAGCTGGCGAGCAACGGCCAACGCTTCCGCTCGGGTCGACCAGCCCGGTAGATCGGCCAGATGGTCGATCCCGGTCTGTGCGTGCACGCCGCCCAGCGCGTAGCTGACACAGCAGCCGCCTCGCCCCCAGCTGTGGGGCTGGAAACGGTGCGCCGCGATCCAGTGCATCAGCGCGGGGATGTCGCGGTTGATCGTCATCGCTGCACCAGCCTGCCACCGCCGCCGCCGCCGCTCCTGCCACCACCACCCAGCACGCTGCCCGCGCGATCGGCCCGGCGACCGCCCCAGTAGAGCTTCTTCTCGCCCGCGTAGGCGACGTTCTTGAAGAAGCCGTCGTTCGGATCGATCAGCCGCTGGTCCGCATCCGACCGCATCCGCGCGCCCCGCCGTCCGGAGCTGCGCGCCGGGGTCTCGATCGTCGCGGTGATCTTCGCGGTACCGCCGATCTCTTCCTCGCGCGGCAGCGTGTCGAGGTGGCCGCGCCCCCAGACATCGTAGCCGAGCATCTGGGTGCCGCTCGAATTCCAGATCGTGCGCCACAGGGTGACCGGCGCACCGGCCACTTCGCTCGCGTCCAGCAGCTCCAGCACTTCCGGCTCGATGCCCGACAGCACCAGCGTGATCGACTGCGCCTGCCCGCCCAGCGCGCCGCCCGCCACCTGCACCAGCGTGCGATCGCGTAGCGGCTCGAAGGTGCGCCCGTCGAAGGTGATCTCGCGATAGCCGCCCCACACGCACAGCACCGGATCGGACGCGATCTCGACCGCGCCGACGACGATCGGATCGCCGCGCTCCAGCGCGGCCAGGGCGGCAGGTGCGATCGACTTCATGGCCGCAGGTCCTGAATGCCGACGATGGTGCCGCTGCTCATCGTCCCGGCCTCACCCACGGGAGCGAGGTCGGTCTCCTCTGGCACCTGCTGCATCACGCACAGCGGATCGTCGAAATGGGCGATCGCTCCGGCAGGGACCAGCTCGGTATCCAGCGGCGGCTCGGCGATGACGCTCACTTCGCCGCCTTCATCGGCGATGGCCGAGGTAACGCAGCGCGCTACCGTGCGTCGTTCGAAGGTGCCCGCCGCCGCGCCATCCGCATCCCACTTGAAGCCGATCAGGTCGCGCGGCGTCAGCACGAAGCCTGCGGGCAACCCGCTCAGCGTGATCGTGGCATCGCCGTCCGCGTCCACCGTCTGGCTCCACCCGGTCGCGGCACCGTCGAACGCGCCGCCGCCCGCCCGCGCCAGGCTCAACATGCCGTAAGCGTGGGCGACCGGGCGCGGGCGCGCACTGTCGCCGCAATAGAACCGGCGAATGCGCCCCCGCAGCCGATCAATGAACGCGCTCCACAGATCCGCGCTGACCGGGTCGATCCGGTCGAGTTCCAGCCTGACGCCCCACACCGGGAACCCGGCCTGCACGCCGCCCTGCCGTCCGCTCGCCTCCGGCGCGCCGTAATCGACCCGCTGGATCTCCAGCTTGACGCGGGCGATCCCGCTGGGGGTTTCGGGCAGAGGCAGGATCATGCCGCGCCTCCTGCGAGGAAACGCCGCTCCTGCGCATCGCGCACGGTGCCGACGATCGTCGAGGGCAGATCACGCTCCATCCGGTCGAGCCGCGAATTGAGCCGCGCGATCGCCGCGGAATCCGCTCCCGTCGCATCGACCGGCATGTTGAAGGTGAACTGGTCGCCGCCGTTCTGCTGCGCGCCGCCCCGGCCAAGCGCGCGGCGACTGTCGGAGTTGGACATGATGCCAAGGCCACCCGGCGCGGCGAAGGCCAGCTCCGGCCCCGCTTCTCCGACGATGCCGAACTGCCCTGTCGGGATCGTCCCGCCATCCGCAAACAGACCTGCGAAGCCTGACAGGAGCTTGGACAGGAAGCCGCCACTGCGCTCACCACCATCGCCCGCCGCGCCGAAGATGAAGTTGGCGATCGGCGCGACGATCATCTGCTGCATCGCGATCCGCAGAAGGTCGGCGATGATCTGCTCGGTCATCGAGTGGAAGAGGTCGCCCATCGACTTGAAGGCATCGCCCACCGACCGGGCGTTCATCAGCATGTCGACCAGCCCGTCGTTCAACGTCTCCAGCCCGCCGATCGCGATCCCGTCGATCGCCTCGTTGATCTGCTCGGGCGTCTTGTTGAGGTCGCGCAGGTAGCGATCGACCGTGGTCCCGTTGGCGCGGGCAACTTCCTCGCGCCGGCCCGCTGCGGTCGCGCGCTGGGCATCGAGCGCGATCTGCGCCACGGCCTTCGCGTTGTCGTCCGCCACCTTGCTGTCGAGGATCTGCTGAAGCTTCTGCTCCAGATAGCGTTCATCCGCCTCCAGCAGCTTGAGCGCGATGGCCTTGCGCTCCGCCTCGGTGTCGGCCAGCGACAGCTGCACCTGAAGCGCCTCGGTCTCTGCCTCGAACCGGGCCTGCGCCAGCGCGGCGATCTCGCGCTCGATCTCCGCAGCGTAGGCGCGCTGGTCGAGCTGACCTTGCAGGCCGGTGTTCTGGCCCACCACGATCGTGCCGTCCGGATCGTCGGGCGTTTCCTTGCCCAACAGCTCCTCAACCCGCTTGCGCAGCGCTTCCTTCTGCGTCTCGCTGAGCTTGCTCGCCTCGATCTCGGCCAGCCGCTGGTCACGCTCCAGCGTCAGCAGCTCCGCCTGGATGTCCGCGCGTTCTTCGGCGGTAGTCGCCAGCTGAAGCTTCGCCTGCAAGGTCTCGCGCTGGAGCTGTACGTCCTCGCCCTCAAATCGGGATTGCAGCTCGGCGAGGGTCGGCCCCTTCGGCGTGCGCGGGGTGCGGGAGCGGGTCTTCTTCGCGTCGGGCCGGTTTAGGAAGCCCTCAAGCGCGTCCTTATCGCCGCTTAAGGCGGCCTCTAGGTCCTCGTAAACTTCGACATTGACCTGTTCGAGATCGAGGCTGGTGATCGTGGAAAGCAGCTGACCCAACTTGTCACCCGAGACCGACCCTTCCAGCGCCTGTAGCTGCTTTCGTGCCGCCTGGGGCGAGAGGGTGCCATCCAGCACGCCCTGGGCAATCTTCGCGGTGGGCGTGGAGCTGCGCTGAAGGCCCACGATCCCACGCGCGCCCAGCTTCGGCACCGGAATGCCCGCGACCGTCATAATGCCGCCCTTTTGCTCCGCCGCGTCCTTCAGTGTCTTGCGCAGTTCCTGCACGTTTTCACGAGCCTGCATTTGCCCCGCAGCAGCCTTCGCCTCGGCTAATCTCCACAGCGCGCTGGTCTGATCCTTGATCTTGCCGGTGGTCAGGTCGATCACGCTGCCCAGGATGCCCTGCGCATCGCCCATCGCGTGGCTGGAGAACTCGACCGCCTCCATCGCCTTCTCGGCTTCGAAGAGCTTGCCGATGAACGGCGCGAGGACGATCACGCCCGCCGTGATCGCCATGCCCCACGGCCCGCCAAGGAACGCGGCGAACTTGCTTGCCCCTCCGGTCGCCAGTTGGATCGCCTGCGTGACCTGCCCGATCTGCGAGGCGAAGATCTGAGTGGGCCGCGCGCCCATCGAATACATCGTCGCAATGTCGCCGATCTGGAAGCTGAGCTGCTGCATCCCGGCCTTCTGGGCAGCCGACGATGCCACCACCTTCGTGCCGCCCTGCTGGAAGCTGTCTCCCATCTTGGAGGCTTTGGCCCCCGTGTCGGTCAGCTCATTGCCAAGGCGGTCGGCCTGCCCACGCGTCTGGTCGAGCTGGCCGCCCAGCTTCTTCGCGCGGCCCTCTGCCTTGTCGACGCCAGAGTTGAACTGCGCATCGTCCGTGCGCAGCGTCAGCAGGGCATCGCCGAGGTTCTCAGACATTTCCGTCGCCTACCGCTTCGCTGCTTGAGGCGGGGCCGGGCTCCGCCTTGGGAGGGCTCACGCGGATGCCGATGCCCGCGCCAGCGATGTCGCGCCGCGTGGCCGCCTTGGCGCGGCGGGGGCCGCGTGCGACGTTGGTCAGCTCCTCCAGCAGATCGCGCTTCACGTCTTCGTCGAGCGTGCCGCTGCCCAGCGCCACGTCTTGGGCACGCGCAAGGCGCTCACGCGCGTCGAGGCGCGGCATCATCGTCACGAACGCGCGAACCAGCCCGATCGGAGTGCTTTCCAGCCATTCGAGAGGGCTGCCACCAAAGAACCGAACCAGCCGGGGGAGCTGCTCGCCCCAATCGATCCGAGCGCGCTCTCCATCTCCGGAGTCCACGTCCCCGCCGCCTTGTGCATCGCTCCCGACACGGCGACGGCCCGCCGCATCAGGAGCGCGGTAAAAACGTCCACCACCGACCAGCGCTGCGCGCCGCTCAGCTTGGCGAAGACCTCTTCGGGCAGATCGATCACCGCGCCCCGCACGATCGTATTGACCAGCTCCGCCAGCTCGGCAGAGCGGGTGTCCTGCGCCTCCTCGTCTTGGCCGGGGTCCGCCTTTTGCAGCGCCTGCACGCGATCGACCCAGCGCACGAAGCGGTGGCTCTCGATCACGCTCAGCTCGTCGGGCGATCGGATGAAATACCGCTGGCCGTCGATCGCAATGAAATTGCGCGTGGTCAGCGTGTCGAGGTCGAGCAGCGGCGCGGGGCTGGCCTGATCCATGATCGGCTCTCCGGTCTAGAGGTCGGGTGGATCAGGCGAGCGCGGCGGCGTTGCCAGCGAGGATGTAGCCGAAGCGTTCGTCTTCGCTCACGCCTTCGCTCAGGTCTTCCAGCGCGGTCATCTCCAGCCGCAGCGAAGCGCCGGTCCCGCCCTTCTTGAACACCGGTTCCGGGCTGCCGCTGTCGTAGCAGCGCGGCACACAGTACTGGAGCGGGAACGCCTCGTCGTAGGGCGACAGGCCCCGCGCGATCAGCGCGAATTCACGCGTGCGGCCCACGCTCTGCGAAAGGCCGATCTTCTTGAACCCCATCGAGCCCGAACCCGCCGCCGTGGTGGTGATCGGATTGCCGTTGAGGACGTGGCTGTAGGCCTCCAGGCTGAGATCGAGGATATTGACCCGGAACATCAGGTCTTCTTCGTCGAGGCTCGCCTTGACCGGGCCGGTGGCGCCGTCTGTGCGGACCTTGGAGAACGTCTTCGAGTGGCTGACGGTCACCCCGCCGACTTCGTAGGACCGGGTTCCGTTGGTGCCCAGCAGCGTCCAGCCCGCGCCGGGCGATTCGTCCAGCGTGGGGAACGCGGTGCCGACATCGGCGATGTACACCGTCAGCGGGGCGCAGATGATTTCGAAGGGAGTCATGGCGAAGGTCTCCTAGGGTTGGACTTGGGTGAGGCCGTGCAGGGCCTGAAAAGACTGGAAGTGACGCGGCCATTCGGTGCCCGGCTCGCGGCCCTGGGCAGAGCCGCCCGCCGGGTTGACCCAGTGGATCAGGACGCCGCCGTAGATCCCACGCTTGAGGCGGCGCAGCGCGAGCGCGGCGGTGCGCATGATCGTCGCGGCCTCGCGCGGGGTTGCGCCGAAGGTGAACAGGTCGATCCGCTGGGTGTCGTGGTCGTTCTCGCTCTCGGCGGTGAGCGAGACGCCGCCGCTCGCCTTCAGCACGATCGCGCCGCGCGGCATGGCGGCGGTCTCGTCGGCAGGCAGCTCGCCCGCGAAGACGCGCCCGGCCACCTCTGCGGTGACGGTGCCCTGGTTGAGCAGGTAGGCGAGCAGGCCCGCTTCCAGATCGGCCGGCTCGCTCATCGCGCGGCCTCCCCGTCGGCGTCGAAAGCGCGCCGGATCATCTCGGGCAGCTTGGGATAATTGCGATCGGCAGCCGGGCGCAGCGCGGGGCGCGGCGGGATCACCACCCGCTTGACGAAGCGCACGCTGCCATCGGGCTGCGGGATCGCCAGCGCCTTCGCCTTCACCGGCACGATCGTCGCGCCCAGCTCCTGCGCCAGCGCGTATTTGACGCCCTGCGATCCCCACGTGCCCGCGACCCCGGTGCCTTCCGGATGCGCGCCCTCGGCAATATCGTAGCTGCCTTCCAGCACGCCGGTCTGGTTCTGCCAGGGATGGTTCGCCTTCGCGTCCTGGACGCACAGCGCCATCGTGCCGTTGACGCCCCTGATCTGCGCGCGCTTCATCTTCGCGCTGAGCGCATCGCCGTTCCATTTGAGGGACTGCTCGGCCATCACCAGACGCTCCCGAGCAGCCAGGCGAAACCAGCGAAGGCAAAAAGCAGACCGTAAGCCGCACATGCGCAGCCGATCATTTCCCGGCGAGCAGCGCGATGCATCCGCCTTCTGATCTGCTCTCCACGCCAGTCGTGTTTCTCCGGAGGGATCACCATCACCCGATCCTCTGAAGCGCGGCTTCGATGTGCGTGTGCTTGAACTGCGGCGGGCCTTCGATCTTCAGCCGACCGGGGATCAGGACGGTGCCTTTGCGGTCGCTGATCGCGGTGATGACATCGCCCTCGGCAACGTCCGCGCCCTTCGCGAACATCACGCGCGCGTCCTCGATCATCGCAGTCTTACCCCCGTCCGCCAGCTCGCGGCTCGCCTTCGACCAGGCGAAGCACGGCAGCGCCTCGTGCAGCGTCTCGAACTGCGGTGCGGGCTTGCCGCCCCAGGCATCCTTGCCCGTCGCCTGATCGCGCTCGATCGCGGCGCGCATGGTGAGCCGCTGCGCGATCATCGCGGACGCCTGCGAAGGCCGAGTATGAGATCGACAATCATCCCGAGGAGGAGCAGCACCGCAGCCAACGGCCAGATGATCGCAATGACGATCGCCGCCGACCACGTGCTCGCCTGATAGTGATCCCACGGAGCACTAAGAAAGAGCACAATTGCCGCACCGAGCAGGTAGAGGATCGAGAGCGCGATCAAGCCATCACCATCCCGCGCCGGTCTTCCAGCGTCTTCAGGATCGCCTCGCGATCGGCGGCGATGTCGCCCGAGAGGGTGAACGAATAATCGCCCGCCTTCTCGCTCTTCAGCCCGCCGCGATAGGAGAGGTCGAGCTGGATCAGCTTGATCGTCGCCTCCTCGCGCGCGGCGGCGTTGGCCTGCGGCGTGTAGGTCACCTCGACCAGCGGAGCCCAGTAGTGCGATCCGTTCGGGCCGCTGGTCAGACGCAGCAGCGTGCGGCCATCGTGCAGCAGCTCGAAATCGTCAGCGTCCAGCGTGGTGCGATCGCCATCCGCCCCGGAGTTGCCCGGATTGCGTTCGACGATTGTGATCGGCTGCGCGGCGTCGGCAGGCCTGACCAGGCGCAGATGGCGCATCGCGCTCGATGCCGGTTCACCCGGATCGCCGATCTTGACCGTCGTCTCCCCGATCGGGCCGAAACGCCCGTCAAGCTCGGCGGTGATCGCATCGATCATCGCTTGCAGCTCGGCGTCCGGCAGATCGCTTGCCGCGCGTTCCTTGACCCGATCGAGGAGCGACATCAGGCCGCTTCCTCTTCGCGCGCGGTGTCAGCCTCGGCAGCCGCCTCGGGCAGCGCTTCCTCGCGCACCAGAATGTCCTGGCCGGAATGAGCGGCGAACTCGCCGGTCGAATGCGGCTCCACCACGCCGAGCTGGCTGTACGCCTCGCCGCCGACCGGCTCGCCATCCTTCAGTGGAAAGGCGAGCACGGCGGCGCGATGATCGCCGGTGGAGACAGTGACCCGCGTCGTCATTCTTCTTCGTCCGTCGCGGCGGCTTCGTCATCGGTGGAGCCAACCAGAGCCTTGGCGGCAGCGATCGAGCTGCCCCAGTCGAAGGTGCTGGCCAGCCCCTCGATCTCGGGCCGGTTGGCGAGGTCGACGGCGGCAAGGCCCGCGACCCCGGCGATGCCTGCCCCGATCAGGGCCTTGGCGGTCGCCGGGCCGATCCCGTCGATGTCGGTCAGCTCGGGCGCTTTCGCCGTGCCTCCATCGGCGGCGTCGGCCTTGCCTTCGCCCAGCTTGATCACCTTGTCCTCCGGCACCTTCGCGGCCTTGTTCGGCGAAGGCGGCGCGCCCTTGTTCGGGGGCGTCGGTGCGGCCTTGTTCGGCGGAGGCGGCGCGCCCTTGTTCGGAGGCGGCGGCGCGGCCTTGGCTGCGCCCTTCGCGCTGGCCTTCTTGCCGCCGGGCAGCTGGCCGTCCTTCAGGCCGAACATCTCGCACGCCGATTCGGGGATGATCGTGCCCTCGTTGGCGTAGAGGATCGCCGCTTCATCGTGGCCTGCCGGGACGAGGGCCTGCCTGTCGGCGGTGAGGTAAAGCCGCTGGGCGGCGATCTGGTGCTTGGGCATTTTCGTGGTCTCCTGGTTGGACAAGGCGAACAGGGCGGCGCGCAGCAGCGGCGTCACTGGGTCTCGTAGAAGTCGACCAGCACGCCGCTGCCATCGAGCGCGCTGTCGAGCGTCACCGTGTTGGCGCTGAGCGTAGCGAGCGAGGTCGCCACCGTGGGCCGCGTGGCCTCGCGCACATTGTCGAGGAAGGCGGCGATCACCGTGTCGCGGTTCAGACGTACCGGCAGGCCGATCTTCGCGCCCAGGCCAATCCGGACCCGCTCGGTGTTGGCGGTGTCGTAGGGCGGCAGGGTGATTGCGGTGATCTCAGCGAAGGCGCGATTGCCCGCGACCAGCGTTGCGCCGTTGAGGGCGATCGTCTCGGTGATCGCGCCGCCGTCCAGATCGAAGCCTTCGACCACAACGTCGCCCGTGACGTTGGCATCGTTGCCTTTCACAGTGACGTTGCGCGCTACGTCGGGCTGCCCGTCGAAAGCGGTGGCGAGCACTTCGGTGTCCTCGGCAGCATCGAGCGCGGTGTCGGCGACTACGTCGGCATCGCCGCCAAGCGCGATCGCCGCTGCCTCGAACGTGCGGATGCGAACCTGCGAACCTGCGATTTTCATGTGAGTGTCTCCTGAAGCTCTGGGAGAGGCCTGGCCGCCGGGCAGGAAAGCCGGGCCTCACCGAGAGCCGGGACGGATCGGGGATCATCGACCCGCCCCGACTGGAACGGCGACCGGGCGGACGCGGCCCGATCGCCGAAGGCGGCTATTCGGTGAGGTTGACCTCGGAGAAGGCGCTCGGGCGATAGACCGGCAGCGCGGCGCGCATGTCGGCGCGCACGGTGCGCTTGCCCTCGGCGAACTGCGCGTTGACGTAGCCGACCTGAATGTCGATCCCGCGCCGTTCGACCAGCTCGATGTATTCGGGCATGAAACTGCCGACCAGGCCCTTGCCTTGGCCCATCGGCTCGTACTGGACGACGGGCAGACCCCACAGGCGATCCGGGCGGTCTTCGGTCGGAGCACCGTAGATGTATATCCCGTCCGCCGTGCGCTCCAGCCGGATGTCCTGCCAGTCGTAGGGGTGGATCAGGTTGTGCGTCGGCAGCGCGCGGCCTTCGACCCGGATCTTGGTCATCGCCTTGAAGAACGCGTCTGCCGGAGCATCCGCGCCGATCGCTTGGGTGAGAATGCCGGGCGTGTTGAAGATGCCGCGCAGGTTGGGCGCGCCGCCGTTGCCCATGCCGACCTGGAAGTCGAGGCGCTGGCGCAGGCTGAAGGGCAGGCGGTTGTTGATGTAGCCCTCGATCAGCGGAACGTCTTCGAACTGCTCGTCGGTCACCGGGATGCTGGTGGGGATCTTGCGCACGTCGCTGGTGCGTTCGGTGAAGGCGAAAGCGTCTTCCTTGAACGCCGCGCCCTCGGCGGTTTCCGCCGCCGCGTGCGTCCGGGTGGTTTCTTCCATGTACTTGACGGAAGTCTGGCCGGTGCGGTTGAGCGGAAGAATATCGACCAGCTGGATCGGGCGGGTCGGCATTTCGACGAAGCCCGGCATCCGCACGCTTTCCGGCGCGAAGCCCGCAGCGGTCGACATCAGCGCCTTGCTGCCGATCGTCTGCCCACGCGCGCCGCTCGCGATAAAGTCGGACGCCAGCGCCTTCTCGAACTGCATCGAGATACCCTCGGGGCAGCCTTCGGAGAGCCACTGCTTGAACGCCTTGGTCTCAACCGCCTGCGCGCCGAGCGACTTGAACTGGCCGACATTGGCCGGGCGGCCATCTGCACCGGCACCGGGCAGCGGGAAGTTGCGCATGCCCTTTTCGCGGGCTTCGTAGTTTTGCGCCGCCTTCTCCGCGCCGCGCAGCGTGTCGATGTGTTCGCCCAGCTCGTTGGCTTCGGCGTCGAGCTGCTGGAACTTCTCGGCCACCGCGACCGAGCCTTTTACTTCGCTGCCGAAGAAGGTGACCTTGCTGAAGTCCTTCTGACCATTGTCGGTCAATGCTTCCTTCAGCACCGTGCCCATGTTGTCCTGGATGGTGGCGAGCTTTTCCTCCGCCTGCTTGAGCGAGAGATCCTTGATACCGGCCATTGCGTTGTCTCCGTATGAATTACGAAGACCGCTTTGCCGATGGTGCCGAAGTGGAGGGACCCGGAACGCGTTCCTGTGGCCGGGGCGCGGCGCAGGTGGCGGGTTGCATCCGGACTAGAGCGATTGGCTTGATCTGGCAAACCCGATCGCGGAAACAGCGGAAATGTCGCTCCTGCTTTCAGCCGCCGCCCTTGCGATCGCCGTCTGCCCACCGCCGCCAGCGCGGCGCGAAACCTGCGTCCACGATGGCGATACGGTGTGGATCGATCGGGAGAAGATCAGGCTGCTGGAGATCGACGCGCCGGAGCTGGACGCGACCGACCCGGACGAACGCCGCCGGGCGATACTGGCACGCGCTCGCCTGGTCGCGCTGCTCGATGGCGAGGCGGTGATCATCCGCCGCGACGGCCACGACTGTTTCGGGCGAACGCTGGCGCGGATCGAAACGGCGCAGGGCGATGTCGGGCAGGCGCTGCTGCGGGAGGGGCTCGCCGAAGCGTACCGGGGCGAACGGCATCCCTGCGGCTGACCTGCGCACCATCAACGGACGCCTCCAATCCAAAACCCTGCTGAGAGCCATTTAAGGCGCGTTAAGGGGTGCCTCGGCGAACTTTCCGGGGCGTCCGTACCCTCGAAGCCGTTCTGGGGCTTCTGAGGGCGTCTCAGCCGATGAAGGCTTCGGCGCGCCGGATTGCATCGCGGGCGATGGCGTTGCCCGCCATCCGCTCGATCTCCGCCGCCGCCTTCGCCTCGGCCTCCGGATCGCGATTGGCCAGCGCGAGGACGGTGCCCAGGTTGGCGTGGATCTCGCCCAGCTGCTTCAGCCCGGTCGCGCTCAGCTTGGCCGGATCGGCATCGATCGTCGCCGCCATCACGCCCAGCTGCTGGGTGATCGTGCTGAAGTCGCCATCCTTCATCGCCGCCTTGAGGCCCTTCATGTCGACCGTGCGCGTCCCGCGACCAGCGCCGCGCACCACGGTCGAGACTTCGACCACGTCGAGCCGCTTGAGCACGCGCACGTCATCATCTCCGCGTTTGCGGTAGTCGAAGTCGAGCGTGTCGAAGCCGTAACTCCATTCCTGCACCGACTTGCCGTTGGCCAGATCGAACTTCAGCGCCGAATGCCATTCCTTGCCGGTCTGCGTGTCCAGATTGAGGTGCAGCTCAGCGTAGGCGGCATCGCCGTCCTCGAACACGCGCGCCTTGCCGAACGGCATGCCCCAGGCATTGTGCGCGGTCAGCAGCGGGCACCACTGATCGCCGCTCCAGCCGAATGCACCCTTTTCGTAGGTGTCGCCGTGGTGATCCACTTCGGAGAGGGTTGCGATCAGGGCGAGGCCCTTGCCGCTCTCGCCCATCTCGGTGACGGTCAGGCTCTTGGTTTGCATCGGGGGGTCCTCCTAAGGTCTGGATTGCTCGATCTGTTTGCCCGCCGCGTCGAACCAAGTCTCCGAGCCGAAGTCTCCGGTGTCGCAGTGATCGCAGAGATCGGTCTCGATCGCCGCCACGTTCGACGGCAAGCTCGGATCGACCCGGCGGTCATAGTCGCGCGATCGCTTGCAACAGCGGCAGGTCAGTTTGATCGCATCGGGCATGGCTAAAACTCTACGTGCGGCGCGAAGCTGAGCGTGCAGTTGGGCCGCATGTTGATGGTCATGGTCATCGCGTCTTCGTAGCTGACGATCGATCCGCTGCGCGCGATGTGCGCGGGCTCCGATCGATCCGGCCCCAGCCGCCCGTCGTAAACGATGAAGCGGCTGAAGCCGTTCGACCTGCCGTTCTCCAGCGTCGAGATATTCTGCGCGTGCTTGGTCTCGATCCGGGCGATCACCTTGGCGCGCGTGGCGGCATCCTTGAACGGCCCGCCCTCGATCATGTTGGCGATCCGGTTGGCCAGCGCGTTCACGCCTTCGCCTTCCGCGCGGCCCTCGGTCAGCGCCTTGAACAGCGCGGCGCGGGTCTGTTCGTCCAGGTCGATCAGCCCGGCGCGGGTGCCGCCTGCATCGATCACCTCCAGCATCCGCGCATCGGGCAGCATCGTGCCATAGCCTGACTGCTCGATCGCCTCGGCAACGTCGCGCGCGATCTGGACGTACTGGGCCTGGTACTTGGCGGAGAGCTGGCGATCCCACGCCTCGACGTTGAGCAGGTCGATGATCTCCTGCACCAGCCGATCGTTCGCGGCCTTGGTTTGCGGAGGACGCGCGGCCTTGGGGCCTAGCTCACGCGCTTCAAGCACTTGCAGCGCGACCCGCGCGGCCTCGTCTCCCCAGCCTTCGAACAGGGGCTTAAGGTCCTGCTCAAACGCCGCTGAGAGGCCGCTAAACGCCGCCTCATTCCGGGTTACGAACCGCTCGCCACGCGCGATCTCATCTTCGGTCGCGGTGCCCGCGCCCTCGGGCAGCCACGTCTCCGAATGCTTGACCTGGGCGGGCGGCAGAGCCTTTGCGCCTTTCGGTGCCGCCTGCGCAGCTGCTGGCTCGCCTGCCGTCCGCTCGCGCTCGCGCAGGCGACCAAGCCGGTCTTCCGGCTCGACCACGTAGTTGATCGGTCGCATGTAGAGCCGATGGCTGTCGTCTGCCGGGCGGCCCGTCTCGGTGAGGTAGTCGTGGAGCGTGATCGCCCCGGCCTGAAATTCCTTCAGCTTGCGGGCGCTCTGCTTGTCCTCGTCCTCTTGCAGGGCGAGCACGTCGTCCGTGTTCCAGTAAAGCTCGATCCTGCGCCCGCGCTGCGATTGCGCCCGCTGGAAGTCGGGCAGCAGGCTGCGCTGGAGTTCGTCGACCAGCTGGCGACCCAGCGGCAGCACACCGTTGTGCCAGGCGAGCTTGCGCAGCTCCTCCATCGTCGCGCCGACCTTCGTCTGCTCCAGCCCCGCACCGAAGCCGACCACGGCAGCCGGAATGCCCAGGCACGCGCAGACGCGCTCTTCGGCGCGGTTGGAGCCGTAGCTCAGGTTCATCTGCTCGGGATTGAAGCCGAAGCTCTGCACCTCGGTCTGCCCGCCCATCACCAGCACCTTGCCGCGATTGTCGCCGCCGTAGGCCTGGCTAAACCATGCCTTGGTCGCGCTGACATCCTCCGGCGTCGGCATCGCGCCGCCCTTGGGGCTGATCACCGTGCCGGGCACGCCCATATTGCGCAGCAGGCTGGCGATGAAGTTGCTGCTTTCGAGGTCGCTGAAGATCTCGCGCAGCACGCCCTGGAGCTTACTTAGGCCCTTCTTCATGTTGCGTGGGTTGATGCCGTCGCGGAAGTGAACCACGTCGTCCGGGTCCAGCAGCATCACGCCCGCGCCGGTGCCGGGCGTGTAGCGGTAGAACTGGATGAAGTCGCCGCCGTCGATCGGCGCGTGCGGCTCGATCATCCACCACGGCACCCACCACAGCTGCACCGGCTTGCCCGCCGCGTTCTTGACCTTGATCAGGTAGGCATTGCCATCGATCAGGAAGGACAGTGCGATCGCGCCCCACAACGCGATGTCGCCGTAGAACGGGTTCGGGTTGCGCATCAGCTCCAGCAGCTCGTGATCGTGCAGATCCTCGTGGCTGCCGTCCGCCTTGATCTCGCGCATCGCCAGCGTCGCTTCTGTGAGTGCACGCTGCAACCACATAACCGGTGCGGTGACGACGCTCGCGTCCAGCCCGTCTCCCACCTCGCTCGCATAATCGAACCGCGTGCGGCGCAGCAGCGAGGCGAACAGCGTGGCCTGCCCCGGATGGCGCATCTCGCGCACCGAATCGAGCATCCGCCCGAAGCCCGCGGCGATTCCCTTGGTCAGCGACTTCATGCCAGCAGCTCCCGCAACGCTTGGACCTGCGCAGGCGCCAGCCGGATGCGAGCGTCGGGCCGGGCCGGATCGGCCAGCGTCACCCGCCCGGTCTCGTCGATCTGCGCAAAGACGATCGTGTCGTCATGCCTGCCGAGATTGTGCGTGCCTTGCTTCATGCCGGAATCCAGTTTTCATCGAGATCGAGGGTGTCGCGCTGCTGCGCGATCGGCGCGGCGACCGGACGCCACGGCGCAGCCGTCTCGCCGCTGCCCGCGTGGATCGCCAGCGCCAGCGCCCAGAAGTGGTCCGCGTGGCCATCCGGCGTGCGCTCGGCGGTGAAGCGGATATTGCCCGCTGCGGTGGTGGTCTTCGTGACGCTGCGCAGATCGGCGCGGATCGCCGGATCGTAGGGAATGCGCAGCCGCTTGTCCTCCATCGCCCCGCGCACCGGGTAGGCCAGCGCTTCCTTGGCCTGCGCGGTGAAGCTGACATTCTCATAGCGGTACTTGCCGAACCGCGCCTGCGCATCGTCGCCCCAGCCGATGCCGAGCCCGGTGTAATCCTGCGCCACGCGGCCCCCACTGGCGAGCACCCGCTCGACCCAAGGCCACAGCACCTTCTCCTGCTCGCCCTTGGGCATGTTGCGCAGCGCTTCGACGTGGCGGGTGTAGAACACGTCGCCCAGCTTCTCGACCACCCACAGGACGGTGAGGTCCTTCTTTCGCCCGATGTCGATCCCGGCGTACAGCGTGCCGCCTTCGGTGACCGTCCAGGCGATGCCCTCGGCGTATTCCGCCGCGCCGATCTTGTCGTATTCGAGGAAGGCCGCATCATCGTCTGCCGGCTTGCACATGAACTCCTGCTGGAAGCTCTCTTCGTCGGCTGCGCCCTTGCGGATGAAGTCGAAATAGGCGGCCTCATCCATCGCGATCCGCTCGTCTTCCTCCGGCAGCGCCTGCTGGAGCTTGAACAGGAAGCCCTGGTCGAGCGCATTCTGCAAGGTGACCGTGTGCAGGCTGATCCCCTTCGGATTGCCCTTTTCTTTGATCTCGCGGACCAGCTGATTGAAGAAATTGTGGCTGCCACGGTGGGTCGAGATGATCTCCATCGCGCCGCCCCAGGTGATACCGGGAAAGGCGATCGCCCACAGCTTGCGCGGGTCCGGGTGCAGCGCGAACTCGTCGAGGATACGCCCGCCGCGCTTACCGGCCTGGGCGTTCGGGTTGGACGACATCGAGTTGATCCGGTGCCCGTTATCGAATCGCAGAACGTAGGAGGTCTGGCGCGCATCATTGTCGAGGATCTGCTCGCCCAGATCGTCGGCGGCGATCTGCATGTTGCCTGCCCAGAACTTGCAGTCCTCGAGAAAGAGCTGCGCCTGAATATCGTCGCGGCTGCTGACCCACTCGTCCAGCCGCGCGGTCGCCAGCGCGGTGCGCGAGACGGTGGCGTAGGCGGTCGCCCAGGACAGCCCGATCTGGCGGCTCTTCTCGATCAGCTTCAGCCGCGATCCGTCCGCGATCCACTTTGCCTGGTATGGCAGGAAGATCGCCTTTGGATCGGCCGGAATGACCTTGGCGTTGCCGCGCGGTGTCATCCGAGCCTCCCGCAATCCCAGTCGCACCACTCGGTGCCCGCCATCGAGCACTGACCATCCGGCATTAGGCCGCAGTCATCCCACTCGTCCTCGAACTCGGGCTCGTGATCTAGGGATTCGACGAAGAGGCGGTCAGGATCGCGTTCCATCACTTCGCCCCTGCGAATGCGCGGCGCATCTTCGCGCTGGCCCCGACCGGCAGGCCCGCATCGCCGTTGACTCGTTCTTCGCCCGTTCTCAATGGGGCGCGATGCGATCCCCTTTGGTGAACCGACCGCCGTCTGTTGCGACGGTGGGCCTGATGATCGAACATGGCATACGCGCGCGGGTCTGGTGCGACACCTGCAACGCCGCCTTCCGGGAGATCGATCTTGCCCGGGTTGCCGAAGTGAAGGGCCTCGACTTCGATCTGTGGGGCAAGGCGACCCCCTGCCGTCTGACGCCCGGGTGCAACGGCAGGAACCAGTTCTACCACAACGCGCGCGGCTACTTCTGTCCGATGCGGTAGGATGTCGCAGCTCACGGCTGCACCCCAAGCGCGGCGTTGATTGCCGCCATCGCCTCGGGCGAAACGCCCTTCTTCTTGCCCAGCTCGCCGATCTTCTTCGCGGCCTCCGCCTTCGCGGCCTGCACCTCACGCTCCAGCCGGTTGCGGTATTCCGCGCTCGCCTTCTGCGCGCCGACCGCGCCGGAGACCGCGCGGCTCAGCTCCATCAGCCCCTTCGGATCGGGCGTCTTGGTTTCGAGGATTTCGAACGCCGCCGCCTTGATCAGCTCCGACACCGCGATCGTCACGTCATCGGGCGTCTTCGGGTCCATCGAATGAACCAGCTCCGCGCCGATCGTCTGCGCCTCGTCCAGCTTGCGGAAGATCATCGCCTTGCGCACCGAATAGCGGTTGAAGGCGCTCTTGCTGATCGGCTCGATCGGCGGGTCGAGATCGTGCTCGGAATTGAGGTCGAGCAGCTTCTCGTTGAACTCGGCGTGGATCACGTTCTGCGGCAGCTTGCGCTCGCGCAGCTGTTCCAGCGCCCAGACGATCGCCTCCTCGGCGACATCGGGCAGCAGGTCGATCGACGATAGCCGACCGCGACCCTGGCGGGCGCGCCCGCTCATTCGGCCTCGCTCGGTCGCGCCACGCCGCCCAGCACGCTGCGCTCTTCGATATGGTCACGCCCGGCGCGCGCGATGCGGGCGACCATCGTGCCGCCCGGTGCGAACAGCTCGACCGCGCCGACCGCTTCCAGCTTGCGCAGCTGGGTTTCGATCCAGTCGCGATCGCGGCGATACCCGAAACTGTCGAGCACGCGCTTGAGCATCACAATCGAGAGCTGCCCGTCATTCTGCTCGGCCAGCTGCTGGAGAATGCGCAGCCGCGCCTCTGCGGCGATGGCTGCGGCGAGGTCGTTCTTGAAGCTCATCCCTGCATCCCCTTGGGCACGAGGACTTGGTAGATCAGGTCGAGCTGCCGCCTTTGGGCGGCCACGTCGGCCCGCAACGCCGCCAAGTACTCCGCCATCGTGTCCTGCCGCTTGTCCATTTCGCGCACGCGCGCCGCCGTCCCCTTCCCGGTAGAGGCGATGTCGCTCACCTGCCGTTCGATGCCGCTGACCTGCCTCTCGATCGCTTCGACGCGGGTCTGCTGTTCCTTGAACTGCTCGCTTAGTTTCTCGACGTCTTCCGCGCTTGCCGCCGCCTGCTCCAGCTTCTTGAGGCGTCGTCCATGCGCCACATGCTCCTGCCGGATGCCGCTCATCTCGTGCAGCAGCTTGCCGGTGCCGACTGGGTTGGCAGCGCCATTACGGCGGCTCAGCCAAACGATCGCCCCGAGGATGATCGCGATGATGACGAGTTCGAGGTAGGGGCCGATCATGTGTCCGTTCCGTTTTTGTCGATGCCGATCGCGCCGCGCGCCTTGCCGACAATGTCCTTGATAAAGTCGCGCATCTGGTCGCCCAGCAGCTCGATCAGCGAATAGCCGGAGAATCCGAGCCCGATCGCGATCACGAAGGCGAACAGCCAGCGCGGGCGGCTCTCGACGATCCACAGCTCGACCAGGATCAGCATGATCGCGGTGACCAGCAGGAACAGCGGCCAGCTCAGCGCGCTCTCGCTCTTGCGCGCCAGCGGGCGCGCCATGATCACGCCAAGGAAGCCGAGCACGCAGGTCACCAGCGGGATCGGCACGCCGCCGATCACCACCAGCATGGTGTCGGCCAGCTCCGGCGCGACTTCGGGCACCACGCTGGTCGCGGCCAGCGCAGGCACCCAGCCGAGCAGGAAGTGCGAGAAAGAGATTGGCTCGCTCACTCCGCAGGCTCCTCCGCGTTGCCGGAGAAGTCGATCAGCGCGGAGCTGGCGACCCACTGCTGGAGGGGGACGAGCTTGTCGGTGTTGGCCTGGGCTTCGGCGAGGACCCACGGAAGCTGCCGTAGAAGTCCGTCACAGTCGGCGGCTCCAAAAGCCTGGCATCGGGCGGTGAGATCGACGGGCTCTCCCGCGTAACCGCCGCCACTTCCACCCGCGAGGGCAGCGTCGGCTTCGGCTCGGGCGAGGCGGTCGCGCAGGCGCTCAGCAGCAGCAGCGCTGCCAGCAAGCCGGGCTTCGTAATCATCGGCGGTCCTTTCGTTGATGGCGGCAAACTCCGCCTCGACCCGCGCGATATTGGCGCGGTCGGCTTCGGCGGCGGCGATCTGCGCGGCTGAGACATCGGCGACGAAGGCGTTGAACTCTTTTTCCCAGCTCTCTGCCGAGGCCATCCAGTCGTCAGCATTCTTCGCTTCGCGATCCGCGCGGGAAGTCTCGCTCGCAAGATCGGCGCGCATGCTCGGATCGATCAGGAAGATGTGCGCCGCGCCCCACAGGACGAGAACCAGCAGCGGCCCGTTGCGCCAGTCGGAGAAGATCCAATTGAGCAGCCGTGAGGCGGCTCTCCGCAGCCACTTACCGACGCCTAAGAGGCCGCTTAGGATCGCGAGAGGATTCACTCCCCGCGCGCCTTGGCCAGCGCCGCGCGCACTTCGTCGCAGATGTCGATCTGCCGCGCGCTCGACCAGATCGGCTGAAGGCTGATCTTGCCGACCTTGTCGTAGATCGTGACCAGGCCGTCGCCTGTCCAAACGCCTTCGAAGAAGAGGGCGCGCTCGGCCTTCCGCCGCCCGATGATCTCGCGCGGCGTGACCCAGTTCATGTAATCGTGAAACGCTGCCTGACGCTCGCCCTTGAGGAAGCTCTTGACCCAGTTGGCCCGCCCGATCGCGCCGGTGTTCCAGTGAAACGAGAGCGCGGCAGTCAGTTCGGCTTCGCTGAGTTCGCGACCTTCAAACACTTCCAGAACCTCGGGCAGGTACTTGGTGCGCAGCAGCCATTCGTAGACCTCGATCGCACGCACGATCGAGGAGGGCTTGTCGATGTAGCGCTCGACCCGGTGCCCGCTTTCGCTGGTGACACCGAACCCCCACGTGAGGATGCCTCGGCTGTCCCGGTAAGTCTGGAGGATAAGACCTTCATGCTCGGCAATTTCGAGCATGGTACGTTCGGAGAGGAGCGGCTGTTGCATGCCGCCCGGATGCGGCAAATCCCGTTATGCCGGGACCCGGAACGTGTTCCGGTGGTCAGTCGTCGAAGAGGTCGGGCTCGCGATCTTTCAGGATGCGGGCACGCTTGCGCACTCCGCGTTCGCTGTATCGCGTGGCGAGCGCAATGTCACGCTGGGTGCGCCCTTCGGCCAGCAGACGGTCCACTTTCGCCCGCGTGGTCTCCTGGTGGCCGAAGGCCCCCAGCGGCAGATCGTATTCGAGGCCGCAGCGCCCGGCGGTCAGCTCGTCGCAGATCGCCTGCGCCTTCTCTTGGCCGACCGTCTTGACCAGCCAGCTATCCTTCGACGGCTTGAGCGGGAAATACATCCGCACCCCACCGAACTTGCGCGCGATCGCGATCGCCGCATCTCGCCCCGCCACGCGCGCGATGTCGGTCAGCACGCCGGTCAGGCGCACCTCCTCATCGTCGGTAGCGGGGCCGTTGTCGTTCATCAGAAGCGGATCGACACGTCGGCAGGTGGGGCGAAAGGAAGTGCGAAGCCGCATTCCTCGTTCGCGCATTCGGCCAGATTGCGCCCGACCTGCCACGCCCTTCCGCCGCAGCCGGGGCAGTCATTGACCTGGCCGGAGCGGTAAACCAGCTGATAGCCGCCCGTGGCCAGCGCGAGCTTTGGCGCAGGGACCGGCTTGCGATCAGCGAGCGAGATCACGGTCGCGCGTTTCACCGGCGGTCTCCCCGATTATACGCGCGCATCACTTTACGCGCCTTCGCGCTCCAGTTGCGCAGCGCCTGATAAAGACCCAGCGTGGACATCGCCTCGACCCCCGCGAAATCGATCTTCGTCACGCTATCGGAGAGGTGGATCACCGCCCCGGCCTTCGCGATGCGGGTTGAGGCACGGTCAGCCTCGCGCGCCTGCCGCTCTACCCAGCGGGCGTAGGCTGGGCCGCACAGCTTCGCAGGCATCGCCGCTGCCACCTTCTCGAACGGCTCCAGCCCGTGCCGACGCACCGCGACGATCGCCATCTTCAGTTCTTCGCTCATTGCTTCGCCTCCGCGTTGATCTTCCAGTGCTGGAGCGCCTTTCGCAGGCTCTGCCGGGAGCTTGCCCAGACGCCCGCGAAGAGGATGCGCACCCGCCCATCCTCGAAAATATCGATCCGAGCGCCTGCGGCTCTCAGCGTCCTGATCACCTCGGCTTCCGCGTTCCGCAGGCGCTCCCGCCATTGCGGGGCGTAGAAATTGAGCGGGTCGCGCGGTTGGCTGGCGTAAGCCCGCGCCAGAGGCGCAAGCGCCCTGGTCGCGACCAGCTGCTTGGCCTCGGCGATCGACAGATGCTGGCTCACGATGCGCCCCGCAGTTTCGGGTCAGCTTCGCGCAACTTGCGCCCCAGCGCCTCGGCAAGATCGTCGAAACCTTCCGCATTCGCGAACCTGCCGGAGCCGGTGTCGATGCCGCACAGGCGGTGGGCGGCAATGTCGATCGTCCAGTGC